TGACTTGATTGAATACGATAAATAGTGTTAATATACGTAGGGTTTATTCATGGCAAAAAGAACAGTAATTGATTCAGATGAATCGCTAGTCATTAAAGGCTCGCTTGTAATTGAAGGTAATGTTACACAGCGAGTAGTTATTAATGTAGTTAGTGTATTTGAGTCTGACACGGTTGAAATTAATTCCGACGGAACTGCAAATATAGCTTTATTAAAACTTACAAGCTTCGCTGATTCAGTAGGCATAAGTTATGATAGCAACGACCAAGTAGTAACTTTTACTAAACCCATTAATGCAGCATTAACAGGTACAGCTGAAACAGCAAATGCCTTTACTTCAGCTGTAACTGTGGCATTAAGTGGTGATGCAACCGGATCAAACACGTTCATCGCCGCCGGCGACTTAACAACCATCCCATTAACATTAGTAACAGTTAACTCAAATGTTGGTACGTTTGGTAACACTGATTCAGCAGTAACATTTGCAGTAAATAATAAAGGATTAATCACAGCAGTCCTAGATGCACCTATTGAAATTATTTCTGACCAAGTATCAAATTTTAATGCTGCTATTAGTGCTTACGTGCTGCCTGGTAATGGTATAACAGAGTCAAATGGTAATATATCAATTGCAGACACAGCAGTGTCACCAAATCAATACGGCAAAAGTAACACACTTGTTTCGTTTACAGTAGACCAACAAGGAAGAATCACAACCGCCGCAGATACACTTATTGATATTACTTCTGATCAAGTATCAAATTTTAATACAAGCATTGATTCATATGTTAATGGTTCCGATGGCATTACTTACTCATTAGGGAATATTGCAGTTGATTCAAGCGTAGCAAGAGTAGCAGGTGACACATACACTGGTGATTTGTTACTAAATGGTGCTAACATATTACCACTAGCAAACAATACACAGGCTTTAGGTAATGCTAGTAGTCTCTTAAACCACATATATACAAATGAATTAACAGCACTTAATCTTAACGTGCCATCTACTGGCCTATCGTCAATTTATACCACATTTTATGTAGGCAACAATGGTGCTCTTAATTATCTTAGTAATGCCACAGGAGGATATTATAGCGTAGTAGCTGGCAGTGGTATTACTACACTTGCTAATACTGTAGCAGTTGATTCTTCTGTAATACGAACTATTGGTGACCAATCAATAGCTAATGTAAAAACATTTACTGGTACCCTTATAGTACCAACACCAATTCTTAGTACTCATGCAGCATCTAAGCAGTATGTTGATGATGAAATTAACGCATTAATTGATGGCGCACCTGGAGCATTAGACACACTGCGTGAAATTACAGATTCACTTGCAAACAATACGTCATTGTCTAGCACGTTAATTTCTAAAATATCCGGCGCAAACACAAATATTAATACAAACAATGTTGCTATTACTACATTGCAAGAAATTAATTTTACAGCAGGAAATGGATTAATAGGTGGCGGTAACTTAATAACAAACCGTCAGTTTGATATAATTGGTGGCAGTGGTATTACTGTAAATCTTGCAAATATTACTGTTGATGACTCAGTTATTAGGACAACTGGTGAGCAAGCATTTACTAGTGGCAAAAAGATATTTATTGACAGCGTCAAATTAGCGTTTGGTACTAACAGTGATTTACAGTTATACCATAATGGCTCAAACTCTATTATTAATAACAGCGGAGCCGGCGCCGGTAACTTAATAATAGCTAGCAATGATTTACTCGTGCAAACTGCTGATTTTACTGAAACAATGATCACAGCTAAAGAAGGTGGCGCAGTAAAGTTATACTATGATAACGTTTTAAGAGTTGATACAACAAATGATGGTGCAAATATAACTGGTAATTTGGACGTAACTGGAAATGTAACCAGCACTGGTGCATTTTTTAATGGTAATGTTAATATTACTGGTGAGTTAATAGTACCGGCAACACAATCAATGACTGAAGGTGCAATATATAGAGATGGATTTGAATATTTTGCATTCATAGGTGGCATTGAGAGAAGACTGACATCAAGTGATGTTGGTGATATTGAGGATGTTGGTGATACTGGATTAAATGTATATAGTGGAGCACGCGTTGAAGGTAATGTGTTATTTCATGGAATAAAATCAGTGGACAATGGTGTTTATACTATTTTATCAGAAGCAGCAAATGTTATTACAATTGAAGCAAATATTGAAGCAATAAGAACGCAATTTAGTGCAAGCAACATAAGCGGATTTGGTGGAGTAGTGTATGACAGCACATCAGGGGAACTTAGCTACACTGGTATAAGTACTGCTGAGGTACGCTCGCAGATAAGCAGCTCAGGGCTAATTGGATACAACAATGCAACTGGAGTAATAACCACCACTGCTGACAATTATTTAAACTGGAAATTTACAACTGATTCTGCAGGAAATGTTGACGTCAATAGCAGCGATCAAATAGCAATAGCAGGTGGTGACGGTATAATTGTAAGTCACACAGGAAACGTAATAACAGTTACAAATAGTAGGCCTGACTTTGTTCCAGAGATAGACTCAATAACAGCCGCACTACTTTTAGGTGGGTGTTATTAAGGACAAACACAACACAAACAATGGAGATATAAATTGAGTATTATTTGGAATCATTTAATTAAGTGCAAAGAAGAAATTATAGAAATTTTTGATCAACAAGCTATTGAAATATACGAACCTGGCATGAGTCAATTTAATCAACCTGATTCAGGGTGGGTTAACCGGGTATGGGAAAACAAGCACATACGTAGAGCACATATTGATGTTGTTGATACAAGGGAATCAAAAGGGCTATGGATGATGCATGTTTGCTTATTTCCTGAATTAAGTAATGGTGGCCCAATCTATGGATTTGATGTGATTGCAGGAAAGAATAAAATGACCGGAGCATTTCATGATTTTAGTCCTAGCAGTGGCGGACCAACCCATCCAATGATAACACAATATAAAGAAAGTGTGGAAGGTTTTATCCCAATTCGAGAACGAGAATTGCCACAGTGGGCCAAAAATATTTTTACTGATAAAATGTTGGCTGCAAGTAATGTTAATACTGAAGCTGAAACAATCGCAATTATTAATATAGCAATTAACAATTTAAAATTATTTTTTGAGCAAATTGGCAAATATAATAATACGTCTGAAACAATTAAAACAGTAAAATCACACAATTGGTATTGTGATAACCAAAGATTAAATCCCCATACACCAGCAGTAATGAAAAGCCTAGGACTAGACCCAGTACAGGTCGATACATTTTGCACTGAAATGCTGTTTCCAAAAATCAAATAATGGGCATATAAGCAAATACCATCTATAAGATAAATAGATGTAATATATAAATTTAAAACATTATTATTTGAGAATTAAGCATGGCAACGTCATTTACAAACGCAATCGCAAACAGTGTAGGCACTGCTGAAGTAGAAATATTTACAGCTACAGAAAAATCAGTAGTGATTGGCTGTAGTGTTAGTAATCTACTAAAAAGCACAGTGCCTGTTACTATAAAAACGCGCAGAGCAGCAGTAGATACTAGTATATATACTGATTTCCGTATTGAAGCTGGAGATGCTATTACTTTAATGAAAGCTGGTAGACTTGTGTTACTAATTGGTGACACATTAGTAGTATCTTCGCTAGTAGACGCAAGTATTGATGTAGTTTTTTCAATCATACAAGGAGTAGCATAATGGGTGGATTTTTCACTGGCACTGATTTAGCCAATAAAGTGTTTTACGGGTTTAGGTTAAACGTGGATACTGGGCATTTAGACGTAGAAGTAATTGATGGCGACATACCAGTATCGTTACCACAGCCGGAAATACTAGATAAATATGACTACCAGCAATGGGTTTGGTCACAAGATACTATCCAGTTTGAATGGGGTGATGAAAACGGACACTTACTGATGAGGTTAATATAAATGAGTCAATTAATTGATTTAGGAAAATTACGGTTTTACTGGGCAGGCGATTATATTGCTACAACTGCTTATGAATTAAATGACGTTGTTAGGTATGGTGGCAACGTATATGTATATATCAATGTTTTAAAAGAAATTGGAAATTTACCAACCAATGCAACGTATTGGGGATTGATGGTTGAAGGTATTAACTTTGACGGTATATGGGAAACTGGAACAAATTATATAATTGGTGATGCGGTTGCATATGGCTCAACTGTTTATGTAGCACTGGTTGATAACACTAATGTACAACCTGATACTGACCCAGCAACATGGTCACAATTTGTCGAAGGCATACAGTTTGAAGGACCATACAGTGGCGTTACTACTTACCAAGCAAATGACGTTGTTACATATGGAGCAACTGCTTACATTGCTAAAGCAACAACAAATAATAACTTACCAACAAACGATACGTTTTGGGATGTATTTGTACAAGGTATATCACTCGAAGGCGTTTACAATGGAGCCACAGTATATGTACCAGGTGACATTGTTGCCTATGGAGCAAATTTATATACCGCAATAGATGACACAACAGGCAATCTTCCTACAAATACCACATTTTGGACATTGTTTGTTTCATCATTCCAAAATAGAGGAGCTTGGACAACAAGTATACTTTATTACAAAAATGATTTAATACAATTTGGCGCTTATACTTATTCTTGCGAAATAGAACACACATCTACTGTATTTGCAACTGATTTAGCGGACAGTAACTGGTCTGTATTTTCTACAGGAATACGCTCACGTGGTGATTGGGCTACTGCTACATTATATTTGCCTTATGATATTGTTACGTACGGTGGCAATACATATGCTTGTTTATTACAGCATAATGCTGGTGTTTTTGCAACAGACGCAGCAGCAAGTAATTGGGAAATATTCAACGGCGGTGTTAGGTGGAGAGATCAATGGACATCAACACCAACTGAATATTTAGTTAATGACATTGTTCGAACCGTGGGATCGTCTTATATTGCAACAGTTGATCATACATCAAATGTTAACTTTACTGTTGACTTTGACGCAGGTCGTTGGGTGTTTTTTGTACAAGGTGCTGATGACGTTCTGCCAGTACTGCCAATTGACCCAGAAGGCAAGTCATTAACTATTTCGAACGATGGATCGACGCTTGAATGGTTAAATGCTACAGGGTCTACTAATGTATTTTTTGTAACACCTGATGGTTCCGACGCAAATTCAGGAACAAGTCTTGCTTTACCATTCCTTACAATTAAGTATGCATGTGAACAGTCAGGACCAAATGCTACAATATTTGTTAGAACTGGCACATATATAGAAGAATTACCAATCATAGTTCCAGAAAATACTGCAATTGTTGGTGACAACCAACGTACCGTAGTAGTTCAACCGGCAAACTCATTTGAAACAGGCACAATGTTTGAAATGTCAAACGGTGCTATTTTAAACAAAATGACGTTTAAAGGAATGACAGGTTGGTTGCCCGACGGCGGTGACGCTGACGATATTAGCTTAACTACACCTGTTGGTATTGGTGTAGCATTTAATGCATCGTCACCGGTTACTACAAAGTCGCCATATGTTTTAGAATGCGCATTTATTTCAGCAGGAGGAGTTGGCGCATATATTGACGGCACACTTCATGGCAGCGGGAATAAAAGTATGATCTTTCATGGATATACTATTATTTCGGATGCCGGTGTTGGGTTTTGGGTAGACAACGGTGGACTTGCAGAATTAGTTTCAAACTTTACATATTATTGTTATTTTGGTTATAGTTGCACAGCAGGATCTAAGATCCGCGCATTAAACGGTAACTGTTCATACGGTACATGGGGAGCAACATCACGTGGTTTTGATCCTGCTGAGACAGCGTTAATTGGTGCAATTGTTGGTGAAGAATTAAATGCAGTATATGTAAGCGGCACTGTTGCAGTGGGCGATACAATAACTGACGATGTTACTGGCGCATTTGCAACAATAATAAACGTGCAAATCTCGGCGGACAAGGTTTATATTGATGCTAGAACAGGATCATTTGGTGACGGTAATAACTTATCAACTAGTGGCGGCGCCACATTGGTAGCAGGCCTAGGAGCCGACCAAGATGTTCGTGGTTTCATATTAATGGTGGATGGCTTAAGTACAGAACCAAAGCCTGGTGGTAGTATTTCTTTAGCTGACGATACTATTGCGTATGTAATACAAAGCGTATCTGGTACGTATGTTGATAGTACATCACGAATGATTATTGTCTTGTCTCAAGATAAACCAACAGGTTCTCCTGACAACACTGTAATTACTATTAGATATAATTATTCACAAGTTAGATTAACAGGCCATGACTTCTTGTCAATTGGTACCGGTGGAGTTGTTACGACGAACCATCCTGATGAACCAACACAGCCACCCGCACAGGGAAACGAAATTCAAGAAACATTTCCAGGGCGAGTGTATTATGTTTCAACCGACCAAAACGGTAACTTCAGGGTTGGCGAATTTTTTAAGATTGATCAAGCAACTGGTACTGCAACACTAAATGCAAATGCGTTTAACCTTGCAGGACTAACAAGCTTACGTCTTGGTTCAATTGGTGCGCAACTAGGCGAATCAATTAATGAATTTTCAGCAGATGGTACATTGTCCGGAAATTCAAATGTAGCTGTACCTACAGAGCAATCTACTAAGACGTATGTTGATACAAATATGGACGGTGGATCTGCTACTAAATTAGCAACTGATGCTGGTTTGCGTGGTTATGATGGTAGCAGTTTAACATTTGACGTTGTTGGTACTGGTACATTAACTGATAATGAAACTGAAACAGTATATGACGGAATATCACCAAACGGTTCATTTACTACTAGTACAGACCACACTGTTAATGGTGACATTACACTTAGTGATGGCACAGTTATAACCATAAATGCAATTGATGAAGCAACACAGCTAATAATAAATGCACAAGATGAAGCATCATACAATAATACAGGAAATTTAGGAACGTTTGTAGCCGGCACGGGACATACAGTAGCTGATATTATTACACTTAGTGATGGTACATTAATAACAGTTGATGGTGAAGCTAGCGGTGCTGTGACTGAATTTACAGTAGACGTTACGTCCTCAACAGCAGGAACGGTAACTGGTGATGTTTTGACATTCGTGTCATCAACTGGTAATGGTATAGACTTTACATTAACACCAGAGAGCGATAACATTATAGGCAGTATTGATGAATTTACAGTAGATGCATCATCTTCAACATTCCCAACTGCTGCTGGAACAACATTAACTTTTGTATCAACAACTGGCATTGGTACAGATTTTACTTTGACTCCTGGTGATATTAACATTATTAACATAACTGGAGATGGTACATTGCTTGCAGCAGTATTTAATGAATATGCATATGCGTTAACATACAAAATAGTAACCTTTTTGCTTGATATAGCAGCAGCTGAAGCCGCAGCGGCGGCTTCAGCTGGTCCAGCTAAAGACAATGAGGACTTTATTGTAGGGTTTGATGCGTGGATGGCATCAACAGGCATTACTCCTTATCTTGATATCAATGATTTTGCAGCAGCCTATGGTGATATAACTATAAAGGTTATTGATACTGTTCAAGAAACAAATACGTTAACAAGCAGTGTGGCATTGTATACTTTGAATTATAATGCAACATTAGAGATCATCTCTATTGTAAGAACAGACTCTTAAAGGAAAATAATTAAATGTTAAATATTATTGATTTAAACAAAAACTTGCGTGAAATCGGTGAAGAAGCTGCTAATACAGCTAGTGTAGCCTTTAGTCAAGCAACTATAGGTGCATACACTGACACATTGGCAGAAATAAAAACCCATTTGGAATGCTTTGCTTGCAAGTCTGCATGCTGGGTGTGTATATTCCCTCAATTAACTGCGTGTACTGGTACTGTGTGTGTTTATGATGCATCTGGTAATTTTCGATGCCAAAGTAGTTGTACGTGGGTTGTGCCAGCTAATGTAACTACCGCCAAATTTGAAGTTTGGGGACCTGGTGCTTTATCGGGGGGCGGGCGGTGCTGTGGTGGTTCTGATTTTGGTCCAACAGGCGCATATGGTACATTGGTTATACCAGTAACAGAAGGAGACACATATCAATTATGCAGCGGATGTTCAATTTGTTGTAATATAGGTGCTTGTTCTCATACTACTGGACAAGGTACCCCATCGTATGCTACTGGGCCTGGGCTTACTAACTTCTGTGCAGCCGGTGGTTGCCACAACCTAATAAGAAGAATGTGTTGTCAACGTTTTACTTGCGGTGGCACAACTGCTGCTTGCTGCAGGATGCAAAATCCAGCAAATACAACACAAGGGAATGGTGGTTGTCTTTGCGGAACATCAAGGTATTGCCAACCTAGCAGCAGTGCCACCTGCGGAATCATACCTGTATTTAGTGACAACATAGTGACTTATTATGGTACGCCATTTGGTCACAACAGCATGCATGGTGCATCTTGCTGGGGCACTAGTCATTATGGATACAATATTCATCCACCAATGGTCAGTATTGTTGACGGTAGTCTTGCTGCCGGCTGCATATGTGATACATGGACCTCGAACATTCTTTGCGGTGCCACCCGTAATGCATGTTGTGGATTTAGTTGCCAGCCAGGCTCAGGTGGTTATCCAAGCCACGCAATGGGCGGCGCAACAGCTGTATGCGGTGGTAGTGGTCGAATGGGCATGGCAAAGGTTAGTTATTGTTAACCTAAGATAAACGAAAAATAAACAAGGAGATACAGTAAGTGTCAAAAATTAATGATATTTTAGAACTAGCAATAAAGAAAACCATAAGAGTTGAAAGTCCTGATAATTTAGGTGATCCTGTTTTAAACGAACTTCAGGAAAGAATAAATCTGTTGGCTATAAGCGCCAGTAATGGGAGTGTAATGACTCCGTTTTATGAAGGGACAACAGTACCAGCACGAGCATCATTAATGACTGACGAATTAGGCGTAGTTGATGTTGGTTCTGGTCCGCCATGGACTTCGTCAGCAGGAAACTGCTGCTCATGGACAGTACCAGCAGACACAACAAAAGCCCAATTTCAAATATGGGGTGCTGGAGGAAATGGCAGTTCTTGTAATCCTACAGTATGTTGCGCCTTTTATCCAAGTGGTGGTAATGGAGAGTACACTTACGTATTAATGTCAGTAACACCTGGTGATGTTTATCTGTTATGCGCAGGCGGCGGCGATGCTACGACAAACCACAATTGTTATAGCACATGCGCATGCAATGGATGTAATTCCTTTGTGTGTGGTACTAATGCAACATCCATAGTAAGCTGTGGCGGAGAGAAAGGATACGCGTCATTCACTAATCGTTGCCTTTACCCAACTGCAATGCACCCAATTGCCAGTGCTACGTCAACAAGCTACCACTCAACAGTTACCGATGCATGCTCAGGCATCCATAGAGGAAATCCGGCCTATAGGTATGCAGGGAGTTGCACTGGTTGTGTTAGTTCAAATAATGCAATAGCAGTATTAGCAAAAATACCATCCATTACTTGGGGAACAAAGGCATGTGGTAACAATATTTGTTATATGTGTCAATGGATACCAACAATTGATGAAAACCACACAGTATGCATGTTATCATGCGGCTTTAATGGCGGCCAATTTTCCGGATGTTGTTCACCGGGGGCCTTTCCACTATCAAGACAGCCAGGCGTTGCAGGAACAGGTCCCAACCACAGTTGCACACACGCAGGAAATTATGGTGGATGCTCATCCTCAGGCCGCATTTTAGTAAAATATAAATAAGGAATTTAAAATGTTAAATATTAGCTACAATATCGATGAAGAAGAAAAAAGCTTATCTGTTGAATTACCAGAAACAATATACTGTCGTTTAGATTGGAATAAATATTCGCTGTGCGAGGCTTCATTGGATGCAAAGCACCATGAAGCCCATCCAGTTGACCAATACCATTATTCCGAATTTTTATGTGAAGATATTCCGTTATTTTCTTTTATGGTTGCATACAAGTATGAGTTAATTGAGCATAGTGCAGAGCTAGATGCAATATACTATGAACTTGATACTTATTATACACCAATTGTATATAAAAACGAAAATAATAACAAGGTAGTCTGTGGAGTAGAATACCATAGCTTAGTACTGCCGCCATCTGACGTTGAATATGTTGAGCCAATTGATGAAGATGAAGAGCAGTATTAGCAAAAATACCATCCATTACTTGGGGAACAAGGCATGTGGTAGCGGTATTTGTTATATGTGTCAATGGATACCAACAATTGATGAAAACCACACAGTATGCATGTTATCTCCTGGCTTTATCGGCGCTTCATGTAGTGGTTGTTGGTCGGGTCTTTCCAGCAGCAAGATGCCAACCTGGCCTTGGGGCGGTGGGGCTGTCGCAGCATGCACATTAAAGCCTCACATGGAAATTGTAGTAATTCCGGCCGCATACTCGTTAAATATAAATAAGAAATTCATACTTTCCTTTCACTATTATATATAAATAGACATTATACAATATTAAAAGGAAAGTACGATGAAAAAAGCATTTTTTATAAACGGTGGAGTTGGGCGTGTGCTGTGTGCTATACCTGCATTAGAATGGTATAAAGAAAATATAGATCAAGAAGTAGTTATTGTGGCTGAAGGTTGGACAGATCTTTTTATGGCAAGCCCGGCATTACGTAACAACGTATGGCCACATGGACATAAGGGCTTATTTGAGGAAAAACTCAAAGATCGAAATATTATATCACCAGAACCGTATCGGCTAAACGCATTCTTCAATCAACAGTGTAATTTAATTCAAGCATTTGATATGCTTATTAATGATTTACAAGAAATACCCAAAACCAAAGTTATTAATATTGATATTAATAAAATTGACCAACTTTATGGTTACAACATGGTGACCCAAATAAAGCAGCAATTAGGTAAGGATAAAGTTGTAGTGTTTCAACCATTTGGCTCAACTGCGAACAAAGAAGGTAATATAATTATTGATCCTTCCGGTAGAAGTTTTGAGGTTAGGGATATAATCACAATAGTAGAAGAATTAAGTAAGCACTACGGTGTTATAATAATGTCAGAAATCCAGATTCCAGTTGAAAATGAAATGGGAGCTGCTATCCCCCAAGCAAATCTGTTACAATGGATGGGTATAATACATGCAGCGGATTATTTCCTAGGATGTGATTCAATGGGCCAACATTATGCTCATGCTTTAGAAAAACCAGCAACAGTAGTAACAGGCGCAACATTTCCAGAAAACATATCCTATCCAGATGATAAGAATTTTAAAATTATAGATAATGGTAAACAAAATAGGCTTTATAGTCCCATACGCATAACTAATGACTATGTTTCTGATAGAGTAAATGAAAACTTAATGGTACTAGATAACGATACTATTTCTACTGTAATAAAGAGTATAACTGATACGTTAGGGAAAACAAAAAATAACAAACAACCAGCGATTGCTCATGAGCATACTGCAAACTGCCAGCATGGAACCCAGCCACAACTAATTACTCCACCGTTTAGCAAAAAGAAAAAAACATAATAATTTAAGAGGTTTATTTTGATCAAACACACAGGCTACATTTTAGGACTCGCTCGCGGACACAACGCCGGCGCCTGCTTACTTAAGGATGGAGAAATAATATTTTCTTTAGAAGAGGAACGACTTACTAGGCAAAAATATGATGGTGGTCCTTACGCTACAATGCTTAAGGTATTAGAATATACTAGTAAACTGGATTATATCTTTATATCACACACACAATCATTAGAGCAAACTGCAGGCAAGGTAGATTATAGTGGCGAGGACGTATATACGGGATTGGCGCGAAAGTTAGGATTGATTGACAGAAATGTTGACTTGCGACATCATCCTCAAGTTGTTGATTTATCTTCGCAGCATCATAAAATACATGCAGCCTGTGCATTTTATAGATCAGGATTTGATACAGCAGTGGCAGTTGTTATTGATGGAGCTGGTACTGTATTTAGTGGCACAATGAATGGAGATCAAATATCTCCATGGGAAACTGAAACCGTGCTAGAGTGTGCATATCCTTCAAATTTTAAAACATTATACAAGCATTCAGGCTGTAGGGAAACTATTGTTTCTGGTATAAACACAAAATCCTCATCTGAACATTTAAATGAAGAAGGAACACATTATTCGTTCTTAACAAACAATGCCGGTATTACTAAAGTTTACGAAGCAGTAACTGAATATTGTGGCTTTTCGGCAATAGAAGCTGGTAAAACTATGGGACTGTTTCCTTATGGAAATGACAATGAATCCATACCTAAGTTGTTTAACCATTCTCAAGATTTACCAATATCAGATAGAAATGTAGTTGTTCCACTATATCCAAATGGTGCAATTATTAATGCATCTGTATATGCTTCATTATCTGATAATGGAAAGCCAGATCAAGACTTAACATTAATGCAAAACCGTAGAGATTTGGCATATGCGTGCCAAACACAAACGCAAGAAATGGCATTAAATTTAATAATTAAGGCATCTGAAATGTCTGGTAAGAAACAAGTTGTTCTTTCTGGTGGATATGCCCTTAATTGTGTTGCTAATTATTATTTTTTAAATCAATTAAATAAAGAGGGAATTGAATTATTTGTTGAACCAATATCAAATGATGGAGGTACAGCAATAGGTGTGGCTCTTTGGGGATTTCATGAAACTACACAATCAACAATGAAACATTTACGTGAAATATACCTTGGTCCTGTGTATAATTACACAAGTAATTACATAAAGGATTTAGTTAAGGGATACAATGGTGTTGTGGAAGACGCAGACGATGAAAAAATTATTGAAATAATGCGCAATAAAAACATAGTAGCACTATTTCAAGGAAGATCAGAAAATGGTCCCCGCGCACTTGGCAATCGTACCTTAATGTTTGATCCAACTTTTAAAGATGGTAAGGACTTTGTTAATGAAATTAAACACCGTGAATATTTTCGACCATTTGCCGGTTCAATTTTGGTTGAAGATGTTCATGAATGGTTTGACTTGCGAGGAATGAAAGATTCTCCTCATATGATGTATGCAGTTTCATGCAAGGATGGAGTTGAAGAGAAAATTCCTTCTATTATACATGTTGATGGTTCATGCCGTATACAAACAGTGTCCAAGGAAGACAACCCAATATACCACAGAATTATTTCTAAGTTTAAAGAGCAAACAGGAGTACCTATTGTGTTTAATACGTCATTTAACCTTGGCGGTGAACCGCTAGTTGAAACATTAGAAGATTGCTTGTGGACTTTACAGCAAAGCCAAATACAATATCTTTACTTGCCTGAGTATGGTAAACTAATCACAGTGCCTAACGTAAAAATTATTTAACAAGAGATTACAATGACATTAAAAGATGCAACATATGACTTACACAAACAAGCAGAAAAGAATCCATTTGCACAGCTACTCCTTTCAGGCAATATTACAGAAACTGAGTATGCTAAATACCTAGTTAACTTAATGCCTATATACCATGTTATAGAAAATGTAGCTGGCAGTAATGGGCATTTAGTTGGAGTAGAGGATATTCAACGAAATGGATTAATTCATAATGACATAAAGGAGCTTGAACAGCTTGGAGCTGACTTGTTTGAATACGAAGTCTTGCCATCAACCGTTGAATACGTTGATTATCTGTATACTCTTTCAGACAGTAACATACTAGCACACCTATATACACGGCACTTTGGCGACTTATATGGTGGGCAAATTTTAAAATCAAGAGTTCCTGGATCAGGAAGTATGTATGAGTTCAATGACCGAAAAGGTTTAATTGAAAAAACTAGGACATTGCTCAGTGATGATCTTGGGCCTGAGGCTCGAATAGCCTTTAGTCATGCAATCTCACTGTTCAATGATTTGTCTAATGAGCTAAATCTAAAGTAGTTACTCGTCAAACCCTTCTATATCAAACATCATAAATGTTTCACGGTAAAGTTTAAAATCATTAATCATTTGCTTAACGTGAAACATTTCTAATGATATGCCTTTAGTATGTAATGCTAATGGCTTTTGAAATAGTTTAACTAATTTTAACAATTTTCTAATATCCTTATCTAATGCGTCAATAACAATCCGCTTATAAGTATTATCCGTAAGTATACCGACTATCCATTGGTGATCTGGATTTTCAGAATTATATCTTTTTGACACTTCTCTAACTTCATAATACAGCGCTCTTAATGGATTCAGTCCTGGTCTATACTTTTCCTCTATAAAATTAAATCTAAAACTTTTATGTTCGGATGCCAAATTGTTCATTAAATGCAAGTAATCATTACTTAGCTTAAACTTCATATCAATCATTGTTGCACTAACAATATTTTTGTAGTCTGCAATTAGTAAATCTGCTAATTCTTGATGTTTAGCAGACAACTTCACATAATGTAGATTTAAAAGATCTTCTATATTATGTCTGCCGTCTAAAAATATGTGTGGTAATGAATTGGTACGCTGGAAGTATTCAAGCTCATTCTGTATACGAAGTATTTCGAAGTCTATTATTACTCCTCTTCTCATACATGTATTTATTCCTGATTGATTGATAAAATAGTATGTAGTTTAGTAGTACCTTTGTTTCGAATAAGAGTAGTTTTGGCACCTGCGTGCAAGGGCTGCGGCCACCATCCAATGTCTACCCATGCATATCCCGCGCTCTCTGAGTTTAGGCTGGGCGTAAACTCTGATTCCACTACATACACAAAGCTATAGTAATAAAATTGCTTATCGGCGCTCTGAAACACGTCTATGGGGTTTAATTTAGTAAGCTCTGGTACAAAACCAATTTCTTCAGTTAACTCCCGTTGAATGGCAGCATATGGTGTTTCACCCTGCTCTAATGTGCCACCAAAAAAACCCCAAGTATTTTTGAATCGCTTTTCAGCTTTGCGAAGTTGCAACATGCAACGGCCAGTATTTCGAGCTAAAAAAAGTACACCTGCGGCTATAGTAGTCATACTAATAATTATCTAATTTTAGTATCTTGTCCTAAGATTACAGGATCAGTATCCAGGCTTATAATGATAAATAAAGATGTAGATCGCGTATTACTAGTACCATCTACTCTAACGCTAATAAGGAGCACCAGCAATGATATTTATCAATAACAAATATACTAGTCTATATTATTCAATCATAAAAGCAGCAAAAGAAAATCCACATACAGGTTATACTGAAGAACATCACATCGTTCCGAAATCAATCGGTGGTGGAAACGAAAACGACAATTTAATACGATTATCTGCAAGAGAACATTTTATTTGTCATCGTCTTTTAACTAAAATGGCAACTGGTGATGATAAACGTAAAATGGTATTTGCTATGAACGGTATGTTACGAAGAGGTAATAATCAAGACCGTTATGTACCGAATGCAAGAACATATCAAAAAGTTAAAGAGGATTTTCATAAAGTTAACCATTTTAACGATCCGGCGTGGCAGAAAAACAATAAAGGTGCAAAAGGACATAAGCATACTGAAGAAACAAAGAAAAAGATGTCAAAGGCTTGGACTTGGCAGAGACGATTACAAGCTAGAGTCCGTGGTAGAACCCATTCTGAAGAAACTAGGAAGAAAATAAGTGAAACGTTGAAGGGGAAAATGGTCGGTGAGAACAATTCTTTTTATGGAAAATCACATAGTGATACTACACGCGCTATTATGAAAGAGAAAAAGAAAGGTTTCCGTCCAGATTTCGCAGATAAGCGGTTAACATGCGAGCATTGTTTACGAGAATTCAATCCTGGAAATTATTCACAGTATCACGGTGATAAATGCAAATTAAAGAACTAGGCGAAAATATCCCGGATTGTAAACACCTTCCCAACTGCTTATCCAAGCACCGTCAACCCATTTGTATTGTGAATTTGTATTGGTGTTAGTTACATACTCTATTGTGAGTGTAATTGATGCAGCAAAAACAACTACCCAAACTGTTCCATTATATTGAATGATATCGTTCGCACCTGCGTCCACACCCCAATTTATTTGTCCACTGGAAGATATGGCTTCAGTTATTAGGTAACGTTGATTAAGTGTTGCACTTGGTAATCCTGATCCAGGAAAGTTTGCTCGAGCATCAATAATCATGTCTACAGCAGTTAAGGTGTTTGATGGTAAAGTATCAGTATCTAAGTTAAAAATTAACATAGTGTCGTCGCCTGGATTAGCAACAACCGATCCAACTATTGCTGATGTTTCATCATCAGTATTGTTTGTAACGTTTAACTTTAATAAACTAGATGCAGTTAACACCCCTTGCATTTCAATTAATAAAGGCCAAGATTGTCCATTTCCATTTAAATCCAGCAGTGTTGCACTTGATCCATTTATTTGCAATTTATAATCATTTGGAGTAATAACTATCTCAGCAGTATCTTCAATTGATCCGAAAAAATCTGCATATTCACTGCTGAACCCTAAATCAGCAATGCTCTTTGTACTATGTATGTCTGCAATAATACGTTGGATAATAGTTTGTCTCTTGACTTTTGCTGGTGGGGAAATCCAAATGCCAGTAGTAAACGTCATAGATGCAATATCCAATGATTCGTCTACTCCTTGTGGTATGTTTCTACTAGTCCAATTAATGTCTGTCATTTCCATCTCAAATACGTTTACCCAGTTAAGAGGATTAGAATCAGATTGCAGTTGTATACCAGGATTAAACAATATCATTATTTGTTCTAATAATTGTAATTTTGTATCAGTGTTAGTGGTCCAGATATCAACTTTAAAAGTTAATTCATAAGGTATAGGCATATAGCGTTTAGTCGTGTATAAATTTCCTTTCTTTGCAGAATAACTGTTTGTTTCTGGGTCCCACGCCCGCTCTGCAACTTGTTGAGTGTCAACATTAGTTGGGTCTTGCATTCTGTTTCTTGCAATCCTTAAACTATTAACAGTTATAGCAATTAATGGCGCTGATGCTATTATATTTTCTGAATTATTACGCAATATACTTGAAACCATTCTACTACTATCGCCATATTGGACAGGTACACGATTAAATTTTGCCTCTCCGTTAGAGTATTCTCTTACCTGGAAGTGAGAAAACACCCTAATAATTTGTTGCAGGTATCGCTTAATTTGTTCATCGTAAAAAAAGTCCATATTTGACATGTTTAATTATCCGTCCTAGGCTTAACAACAGCTGATAAATTAGTTTTCTCAGGAACAGTTTGTCCTGTTTGGTCATCTGTGCGTGTTTCGTCATTATTAACAAACGTAGTAAGTATCTTATTGGCGGCTGCCCATGTTCCTCGAGAATCAGTGCCTACATTCGTCCATCGTGTTCCAGTTTTCTTAAACAGTCTATTAGGTGAAAAATCAGTACGCAAGAAAAAATTCCCGTCTGTTACTCCAATAGTTGGAAATGTTTCTCCACTGCCAATTAAGCTAACCCCATTTGGAGGAAGACCGTCTTGTCCACCAAAGTCAATAATTGGCTTATCAGGAACATCAGGATCAAAATACAAGTGCGCAGTATCTCGGTATTGTGGATCAAAGCCAACATCGTTGGTTGCTTCTGTTACTATAGCGTCGTTTATTGCAATAGAGTTTGAGTATGTACTAATAAGGTTACGTAAATCTCCAGCTTCTTCACCAGTTCCAAGAATATCTCTATATTCTTGACTGTCTGTTATGGGTCCTAATTTAACTCTCCATAAATGAGGCCACCAGTTTGGGTCAAACCCTTCTGCCGGCCTACTACCGTCAGTAACAACATGAAACCTGTTGATTGCGTCATCACTGCCAAGTAATAAATCATCACGCATATGTGGAAGCTCAATCACGTCACCTGGCATAAGCTTTCTACCAATTGACTCAACCATACTTTCGATATGGAAATTCATAAATACTGTACCGTTAGCCAACAACAAGCCAAATTGTGTTAAGTCATATGCATCGCCATCTGCTATATTGTATTGTCCACGAAGTTCATAAATATTATCGTCATATTTTCTATCTCTGTTTTCTAAAAACAGCAAATCTTGAATAAATGTTTGATCTTCAATACCAGCACTAGCTGGTCTAGTTGCATCTCCATTATTAGGAGTTTCGTGAATTCCAAGATACTTGTGTATGTACACACCAGTACCACCAGCATGCAAATGTTCACCTACGATTCGATCGATAAAGCTAAAATCGTTTCCTTTGACGGGTTTCCACAAACTTAAACGTGGCATTTATGTTATCCTCACATTAATCATAACACTATTTATCATTATATGTGCAGCAAAAACAATCGTATCGACTAAATACATTACAACAATACTTGACAACACTGTAAACTCGTGTATAATCCATCGTGTTTACTAAAAGGTAAGATTATGGAATTATTTGAGATTGGAATTATTGCGCTAGTAGGAATAAGCAGTTATTTTTCATATAAAACAGGCAGGTCAACTGGCACTGTTACTGCTATTGTTTTTTTAAAAGAAGCTAAATGCTTGAAACCAATAGACAGTATAAAAGGTACAGAAGATTGGCCCGATTATTTAAAATCTATGTATGATAACCCAAGGAAATACTTATAATGGTTAAATCCTTTTGGGAGCCAAACAAAATTATAAAATTAAGTCCTTCAGAAATAACACAACAGGAAAAGGACGCCATCGTTAGTACTTTAGCATTAATGTTGCAGTTAGAAGATCTTGATCATCAAGTACAAGCAGGTTGGAGGAAAGATAATGGCAGTAAAACGTAAAAAAGAAATATATCTTACAAAAGAACCAGATTGGACAAAGTTAAGTAAGGAAACAGCACAAGACAAACAACTAATTGCATTTAAGTATGCTGATTTTTTTGTACATTACGAAATTGACAATAAATCCAAAGCTTCTGCGCTAAAATTATGGCTCAAAGATGATAGCGGTTGGGATATTGATGAAATAAAGAAAGTTGGTAAACTGCCGGATTATTATTTTAGTACAGCTGGCAAGATTGCATTTATAGCAAAAAGGCTAGGGTACATACCTGAGTATCATTTGTCTCATATTCATGATCAACGATTGTTTTGGATAAAATCAAGTGAAAATCTTAAAGAAGAAGTTGAAGACACTGTTGCTCTTGCAAAGACTCAACCTAAACTTAGCATTCAAGCTAGAATGGCTGAGCAAGTAGGACCATTATGTGGCGAATGGGAAGCTATATTAGATTTAATAACAGGTGGTGGATTTGATGTAACTAAATTTGACCCTTATGGTGATATGCAAACCTTTGAGGGTGGTTTGATTAAACCAAACCATGCAAAAATTATTAAAAATTCATATAATAATGACTATATTGAGTCATTAGATGTAGTTAAATGGAAAGATGAAGAAATTAAGGAAGCATTTAGTCACCTTACTGCAAAAACACGCAAGGCATACTTGGCATTTTATGAAAAAATTAATACAGCATGTGATACATATATTGTAACAGGCAAAGCGCAACGAAAAACAAGAAAGCCTAAAGCAGTTTCAAAAGAAAGATTGGTTACTAAGCTAAAGTATAAATTAAATGATAGTGTTCTCGGTATAGCAAGTATTAATCCTATAGAATTAATTGATGCACAAGAAGTTTGGGTATATAACACTAAAACTAGGAAGCTCGGCGTGTTTTATAAGGATAATTTTTCTACAGGCATAACAGTTAAGGGTACGTCGTTAGTTGGTTATGATGAAGTAACAAGCAGACAGCGCACGCTGAGAAAGCCAGTAGAGCAACTGAAGGATTTTAAAGGCAATGCTAGAACCAAGTACAAGAAAGCATACAATGCACTGACAACTTCTGACATTAAGCTGAAAGGGCGCCTAAGTGAACACATTATTATATTAAAAACATTCTAATATTTGTGGCATATAGATAAATAACGGTATGCCACAAAATCAAATCGGATATTTAAGTAGAGAAGAAGTTATCACAGAGATACAATTGCGTTTAGCTGATGGTATGGTTGACGTTGAGCTTGATCGTGAACATTATGATGTTGCAATTAATAAAGCCATTTCAATTTATAGACAAATGAGCTCTAACAGTGTCGAAGAAAGTATAATATTTTTTAACACTGAAAGTGGTGTTAATGATTACACAATGCCAGATGAAGTTGTAGAAGTACAGCGCATGTACAGGCGAGGAATTGGATCAAATGGTTCCGGTAGTAACTTTGATCCATTTGACGTAGCATTTAATAATATGTATATGTTGCAAGCTGGGTCAATTGGCGGATTAGCAGTATATGATGCATTTTCCCAATATAAAGAAACAATTAATAAGATTTTTGGTGGTGAATACAATTTTATATGGAATAGAAATTCACATGTTCTTAAAGTTTTAAGAAATATCAAGAATATAGAAGAAATAGCAGTAACAGTGTATAACTTTGTACCGGAAAGTATATTATTACGTGATCTATATGCAAGTCCATGGATATCTGACATGTCGCTTTCCCAAAGTAAATTAATGTTAGGCGAAGCCAGAGGCAAATATACTACAGGTCTTCCTGGTGCCGGTGGTGCAATCATATTGAACGGTGAAAATTTAAAAGCTGATGCTAAAGTAGAAATAGAAGAATTACGCATGCAAATACAAAACATGGAAGAGGGCTCGGCGCCGCTGGGGTTTATAATAGGATGATAAGTTACTTATCATTAGGATAACATCCTTCTGCATGCCTTTCAGTTATTTTATTGCTTATATTAGTCCGACTTTCTTTAGATTTATTTCTTTTGATTATCTGTTCTTTATGTGATTCTGACATTGTGCGCCCTGACCTAAGGTATGAAATTTTAACATCGCCATCTTTCAATTTGTAATTTTTCACACCATCTGTGTACCACCGCGGTACATGCTTATTTATCTAAAAATCGATCCTTTAGGATTCGTTATTGGATTGACACTTCCGGGTATATATGTTATACTAATAGATAAATAAAAATAAAGGATTCGGTACATGGCACAATTAATCGGACTTGTTGGATTAATAGGAAGCGGAAAGGGCACCGTTGCAAACTTATTTGCAGAAGACAGTAACTATGTTATTGATAGTTTTGCAGCACCTCTTAAGGATTTGACTTCATCCATTTTTGGATGGCCACGTCACATGCTTGAAGGAGATACGGCTGTGAGTAGAGAATTCAGAAATACTCCCGATATGTTTTGGAGTAGAAAACTTAATATACCCAATTTTACTCCAAGATTGGCATTCCAGCTAATTGGCACTGACGTATTGCGTGGTCATTTCCATGACAGTCTTTGGATAAACAGTTTAGAATACCGATTAATGCAACATTCAGACAACGTAAACATACTGGTAAGTGATGCTAGATTTAGGAATGAACTAGATCTTATTAGACGAATGAATGGAACAGTTATATGGGTTCAGCGTGGTGTATTACCTGAATGGTGGGCAACTGCTGAAAATGCACATGACGACGCAATGTCTAGGAAAATAATGCAAACTAAATACAAAGACATTCATGAAAGTGAATGGAATTGGGCAGGATATGCAGTAGATTACATTATAAAAAATGACGGTTCAATGGAACAGTTATCACAAAAAGTTGCAGAAATTCAAAACACAATAACCTCCCCTAATCTTAAAATAGTATAATACTGCACAATATTCCCTAATATTCTCTAATATTACAGTTACGGTCTAAGACACTAAATCTCCTTGTATTTTGATAAATATAGTTAATCTACACATTAGGAGAAAAAGAATGGCAACATTAGATTCACCAGGAGTAAGTATTTCTGTTTCCGATGAGAGCTTTTATGCACCAGCTGGTGCAGGTACAGTGCCTTTAATTGTTATTGCAACAGCGCAAAACAAAACAGCACCGGACGGTTCATCAACAGCTGGATTTACTACACTCGCTGAAGCAGGCAAACTAAAACTAATTACAAGTCAAAGAGAACTCTTACAGAGCTTTGGCAACCCTTCATTTAAAGTTAGTGGTGGTACACCAATCCACGGCGACGAAACAAACGAATACGGATTAATGGCAGCATACAGCTTTTTGGGTCTCTCAAACAGGGCATATGTATTACGCGCCAACATAGATTTAAGTGACCTAGAAGCAAGAGCAACAGCGCCATCTGGTGCACCTGACCATGGTACGTATTGGATTGATACTGTAAACACCATTTGGGGCTTGAAGCAATGGGACGGCACAAAATGGGTATCAAAAAGTAAAGAAATCAAACAACCATCAGCAACTGACTTGTCAGGAACTAATCGACCACTAGGGTCATATGGCGTCAATGGTAATTTTGCGGTACTTTATGTAAACCAAGATGGATCTATTCCAAGTACTATTAGGTTTTATGAAAAAGTAGCAGGCATTTGGTATCAAATTGGAGAGCCAGATTGGGTAACTAACTGGGTCAATGGCGGATTAACAGCAACCTCGCCAGATTATCAAACGGCATCGCATACCTCTATTCCTACATTACAAGCAAATGGTAGCCCACTTGTTGAAGGTGACGTGTATATGCAAACTACTGCCCCTAACGAAGGTTCAACTTTTGTTATTAAAGAATACAACTCAACTACTGGTCAATTTATTGAAGAGAATCCTCACATTAGCATAAATTCTGACACAGCATATGCTACATATAATATTCTTGGTACACTAACTGAAGGTGTAACATGGGGAAAATTGGATAATGAAGCAGTGGCTGGATTAAAGCCTACGGCCTGGAATGGAGCATCAACACTTACAGTTGCATCTTCATCTGCGGTAGTTGATGCTGACATAACTGGTGCATCAAATGCAGCAGCAACAGTATTTACAATTTTTGCCAACCATTCATCAGTTGGCATCACTGTATTTAATATAACAAGTGGCTCTGTTGAAGGTGTGTTGCAAGATATAGCCTCTGCTTTATCAAGTGCTTCAGCTGCATCACTTAAAGATCAAATTGTTGTTTCAAATGTGTCAGGCATTATTAACATTGTTAATACAGCAGGTAACGACATTACATTGGTTGATGGTAACTCCACTGTTTTATTAGCTAACCTTAATTTGGTTGCTGGTACTACTTCAAACTTTAAAGTTATTGACTATATTCCTAGTGCCACTGTACCAACTGGCGACACAGTTGATGGTAAACTTTGGTATGATGCAGATATTAGTACAACTAATGTTGATATTTTAGAACATAACGGCACAACATGGGTAGATTTACCTACAGACTTACAGACTAAAGCAACAACACCTGTAGTGCAAAGTGATGGTGTTTCTGCACTAGTAACTGGCGACGTTTGGATTAATAGCAGTGATACTGAAAATATTACTATTCATAGATATAGTACTTTACTATCATTGTGGGTATTGGTTGACAATACAGATCAAAGTTCACCAGGTGGTATATTGTTTAGTGATTTTAGACAAGTAGCTGGCGGCAGCTTAGATGCAGACGCACCAGATGCAACTTTCTTTCCAGCAGGCATGTTAGCATGGAATTACAGAGCAAGTGGCGGTAATATTAAGCAATGGAATATTAACTACACACCAAATGGAATTAATATTGGTAATGTTTGGGTTAATTTTAGCGGAAACAAAGTAGACGGTTCTCCAAATTTACTAAGAAAGGCGCAACGGAAAGCTGCTGTTAGAGCAATGCAGTCAGTAGTAACATCTAATGATGCTATTAGGAATGAAACTAACAGATTTAATCTTATGGCAGTTCCTGGTTATCCAGAGCTTGCGGATGAAATGTTGGCACTAGGAACTGATAGGAAAAATACAGTATTTTCACTTATTGACACTCCTTTAAGACTTGCTAGTGATGCAACGAGTATCCAAGCTTGGGCGACTAATGGCAATAATGCAGTAGAAAATGGCGAGGATGGATTGTTAAGTTCATCTTCTGAAGCTGCAACATATTACCCAAGTGGCTTAACTACTAACTTAGACGGAACCAATGCAATGGTGCCATCGTCACACATGGTATTGCGTACTTTTGCTTACAACGACCAAGTTTCATTCCCATGGTTTGCACCAGCAGGCTTTCAGCGTGGACTGGTTAACAATGTAACAAGTGTTGGCTTTCTTGATTCAGCAGAAAATGAGTACGTACCAGTTAGTTTAAATGAAGGGCAAAGAGATACATTGTACTTAAACAAAGTAAATCCAATTGCTACATTCCCTGGACGTGGTATTACTGTTTTTGGACAAAAAACATTAAATCCAGTACCTAGTGCGTTAGATAGGGTAAATGTTTCAAGACTAGTGATCTACGTTCGCGAACAATTAGATGATGCAGTTAAACCATTTTTGTTCCAACCAAATGACGAAATTACACAGGCTAATGCCAAGGTAGTAATTGATAGGTTGCTTGGTGAGCTAGTTTCACAACGTGGTTTGTTTGATTTTGTTGTTGTTGTTGATTCATCAAATAACACACCTGCAAGAATAGACAGAAACGAATTGCATATTGATATTGCAATACAACCTGTTAAGGCGATAGAGTTTATCTTTATACCAATTAGAATCCAAAACACTTTGGGTACTTCTTAAAGAATCCACTACCTTAGGATCGAACTAGCGTAAGCTAGGGGAACATCAAAAAGTCCGGAGTCGTGCCCGGACTTTTTTTTGATTGGATTAACACTGGAGTTAACCGTTTTACAGTCGTTCTGATAAATAACCGTATAGACAAAGAGTTCATAGGAGAACATAATGGCAGTATCAAGCGCAACTACAGAAACCAAGTCACGATTTGGTGTACCAATTACAGGAGCAACCGGTTCTGGTATTATAATGCCAAAACTAAAATATCGCTTCCGTGTAAGCTTCCTAAATAATTTTGGTGGCTCAGCAGAAACAACTACTTTGACACAAAATATACAAAATGTTAATCGACCAAAAGTAGCATATGAAGAAATTGAAGTACATAGCTATAACAGTCGGGTATACGTGCAAGGTAAGCATAAATGGGACCCAATTACGGTAGGAATACGTGACGACATTACTAACAGTGTAACCAAACTTATTGGCGCACAACAACAGCGCCAAGTTAATCACTTTCAGCAAACAACAACAGCATCAGCAAATGATTTTAAATTTGACATGCAGATTGAAGTATTAGATGGTGGTGGTGCAGGTGCTAGTGAAGTATGGTTCTTAGAAGGTTGTTTTTTAACTGACGTAACTTACGGTGATCACGATTATACTACATCTACAGAATTTCAGAAAATTGAATTAACTGTAAGATTTGATAATGCTTCACATTTTGAAGGTGACAACGATGTTGCTGGACGTGTTTCAGGTGGCGATCCATTCCCAGTAGCAGTAGCTACCGGTATTAACACAACTGCTTAATAAGCAGCTGGAGTAATTATGCCTAGCGGTGGTTTATATCCAAGATTTTATTTTCGTGATTGGCGGAATGCGGATAAATTTAAGCCTAATGCAACACCGCCTAGGCAGGACTTTCAAGGGTTCGTGGATTTTTCCTTTAACCCTGATGTCTTATCTATAATAGACGGTTCAGAATTACGGGCACAGGTTAGCAGTTTAGTACAAACTGCTGATTTGCCATCTGTTAGTTTTAGAACTGAACAAAAAAACCAATATAATATAAAAAGAATTGCACAAACGGGTATTGATTTTTCTGATGTTAAGATAGAAGTGTTAGATACTGTTGACAATGCATGGCTTATTGTATTTATGAAATATTTTGCATTCCATTATGCGCAGCCAAGAAATAGAACTTCTCGTGGAAATGGCACAGTTAGAGATCGTGTTGCAACTGGGTACGAGAGCAATCAGTCTACCTTAACTAAATCTTCCACCTTTATGGGCGAATCATTTGATAGTACAGCAGCAGGTTTGGATATTGGTGCAACCGGTCAATTTATTAATCAGTTATCATTAGTAACATACCATGGAGGTAAAGGTGTAGAATATATTTTATTTAATCCAATTATAAAAGATTTTACCCCAGGCAGTATTGACTATAGTAGTAGTGGTGTACGTAAATTTTCGATGACTTTTGAATACGAAAACTTTACAATAAATGAGAAAGTAAATTTTACATTAGACGGTGCCGATAGAGCAAGATGGGAAGATGCAAATATTGAATTTGGATTTGATGGTAACGACGCTGCAATGAAAGACAGGGTAGTACAACAAAGAGATCAAGACTTTTTAGGAACATCTGATAGAGAAGGTAAACTACTTAGAAAAGCACAACCGTCAAGGCACTCCCAATCTTCCAGTGATGGTTTAAATTCTCCAGCTACTCCTGCAGAACAGGATAAACCAGGCCAAACAGAATTTGCAACGCAAGGTGAATTTAACATTGCTGCAATACAATCAATTACAGACTTACCAAGGCAACCATAATGAGTTCTTCACTATATGATACTTTTGGCAACGAAACAAAAAATGAATTATCTGGTGGCACGTTGATAGCATTTTTAAAAGACGCAACTATTAATTTTCCACTGCCAGAAGCATCGGCGGCATTTTTAGAAAAATTAGGGGTTTCATCATTAGCATCGTTTGATCCAGCAAAGACTGCTATGATTAATTCTAAGCTAATTAAGATAGGATTTAGCAAAGCAAATGCAACTGCATTGACTCCTGTGTTGATGCAAGTATCCAAGTCTCAGGGTATTGATCCTTTAGATTTTTTTGAAATAAACCAAAACGCACTAAACTTGACACTGGATACTTACAAGGCAATCAATGTTATGCGACCAGTAGGAAGCAGGGTTAATATTTTAGCTCCTATAGTAAATGCTTCTAGCAAAATAGGATCATTGATTAAACCATAATGGCTGCATACTCTAAAGGAAAATACTTACCAAAAAATGCATCTAAATACGTAGGCGATAAAATTCCAACATATAGAAGTTCTTGGGAAGCAAAGTTCATGGAATTTTGCGATGAACATCCTAACATTTTATCATGGGCAAGTGAAAACGTAAAAATACCATATGTAAACCCGTTAACAGGCAATATATCAAATTACATTCCAGATTTTATGGTACAGTATATAGATGTAGCTGGAAACGAACACGTTGAGTTAATAGAAGTAAAGCCAGCAAGCCAATCAACCAACGAAGCAGCCCGCTCAGACAAAGATAAAATTGAAGTAGCAATAAACGCAGCTAAATGGGAAAGCGCAGCAGGTTGGGCGGCTCAGCGCGGCATACGGTTTAAAGTTATCAATGAAGACCAAATATTTAAAGGCAAACCACCACGTAACAAAAAGGCAAGAGTAACCCGCTCAAAGAAAAAACCACGCAAACTTAAATAGCAGATAGATATATTATGCGATCTTACGAATTATTAGAAGACAAACAGGCTCAGAATAGATCAAATCTATTTAATATATCGCTGAATATTGCTAAATACTATTATGACTAAAAAATTAGAAGAATTTTTTGATGTTCCTCCTATAGACAAAGCAACACCAATAACTAGTCCAATAGTGGACATTGCAAGTAATATTGCTAGCGATGTAGAAATAGTCGATAACGGACTATCAATATCAGAAAAAATTAACACAGCATTAAAACAAATAAAAAGCCAAGACGACCATTCTGCTGAAATGGACGACATATCAAAGAAAGCATTAGATAGTTATTCGCAACTTATGTCGTTAGGTATGAATGTGAGCGACATGGCAGCAGGCAAAATATTTGCAGAAGCTAGTACATTTTTAAAACTTGCGCTTGAATCAAGTGATGCAAAGGCACGAACTAGAGCAACCGAGTTAGACTTGATGCTTAAAAAGCTTAGGATTGATCGAATGAGTAGTCCTGGTGGTGATAATACTGAAGAGCTAGGGGCTACACAGGTATTTGATCGTAATGACTTGCTAAAAATCATGAAAGCTACTCCTCCAGCCCTGCCTCCAAAAACCCCATAACTATAGTACGTCCAATTTTATCATAAAATGATAAATAGTTGTTAACGACGGAGTTGAATATGGAACTTAAAGACTACATTACTGAATCATTTAATAGTGAATACGGGTATAGAATCAAAATTGCAGCAGACTGCAATGAAGAGTCTATGACTCGACTAGAGGCATGCTTGCAAAAATATGATCTTGTTAGTGCTACCAAATGGTCGCGCAGCCCAATTGAAGAAAACCCATCAGAATTTGTACGTAGAAAAGGCGTAAATTTTGTAAGTGAAGTATGCACATCAGATGTTATTCTCAAATACCCAGTAAACGATAGAATTTTAGAAGTTTGGCTATCAGCCAATATGGGAGTAGAGTTTGATAGAGTTATTGCGTATGGAATTAAAGATCCACGCACAGCAGAAAGCGAACGCTCAGCTGAAAGAGTAAGAACTGATAAAGATCGTTACGTTACTCAGGACGACGCATTGCTTAATGATGAAAATATGGAACACTATACAGCACAGCAAGAAGGCATTGAAGATATGCCTATGTTTGGAGAAGCACATACAAAGTTGTTTCTAGAAGAATTAGCAAAAATTAAAGCTGAAAAGGGCGCAGATTATTTTCGCAGATATCCGTCTAAAGGCGACATAATGGGCGATACGCACAGAGCATATTGGGACTCGTTACATAACGGTGTTAACATGGGCAAAGGCGCAGAAGGCGCTAAAGAAGTCGACGTTATATCACAATCAAGCAGGAGAAACTAATGTCATATACTATGCCATCATTTAGAGAATTACAAGAAACATTAGCTAGATTACAAGAAGCTAAAATATGCGCCCAGTGTGGAATGGCCGATTGTCCTTGCCCTGAAGGTGAATGCACATGTGAAGAGCCAGTTGATGAAGCAGCTAAACCAGATTTTTTGGATGTTGATAGCGATGGTGACGAAAAGGAACCAATGAAGAAAGCAATCAAAGATAAGAAAAAGAAAACAAAAACGAACGAAAGTATAGACGTTGATGTAGCAAAAGCAATTAAGCAATTAGCAATATTAACTGAAGGTAAATAAAATGTCTGACATGCACAAGCTGTTAAGAATAATGCGCGAACACGATATCCGAGAAAAAAAGATAGAAGAGGGCATTACTGATGGGCCAACAGAAACCTGTCCTGGGTGCGGCGGCGAAGGCAACGTTGCTATGCAGCGATGTGGTGTATGTGGTGGCTCTGGTGCAGTAGTTGATCTTGAAGAAGATGGAGTAGATGATCGCCAAAACAGAGATGCATTGTATGACTATATGGAAAATGACAAGTCGCTTGCAGGCTTGGATGAAGAAGAGTTCCATGACCTTGTAGACGAAATTGCCAACATAGCTAATCCAGAATTATTGTTTAGTCCTGACTATGCAACAGATACTGGTGCAACTATCGATATTAACGATGAATACTACGCCAAGCTTAAACAAAAAGTAGAAAGTGGCGCGGCAGGTTATGAAGATGATGGGCAGCCTACAGAGTACGAAGAATATCAAGATTTCATGGGTGGAGATGACTGGGATCACGGACAGTATGACGAAAGCCTAGAAGAATCTCCTAGTCGTGTGGAAGCTGAACCCAAAGATAAAAATAAAGTAAAAGAAAACTATGGGTGTACGTCTAGTGATGGTAGTATGGCCGAAGAACACGTAACATATACCCAAACAAAACGACAAGGTGATGCAAGTATAACAGTTACCGCAAATGCAACAAATATGGAAGAACTGCATGCCATGCTTAAATTAGCAGGCATTGATAGTAATGAGTCAAGTCAAACTTCAGACCCAACTGTTATAATAGCACAAGAAGAACCAGAACACAACAATGACCAAGGTGATGCAAAAGCAGCACTCATTAACAAATTACAGCAAAGCCTTAATCAAAAGTTTAATCTATAGGGCACTACACATACAATGAGTAAAGGCACAGCTGATACAAGTTTAACAAAGCCAGGCTACGCCAAGGTAGCCTACACAGAAGAAACATTAAAAGATTTACGAAACTGTTTTGACCCAGTAACAGGGCCATTATATTTTATGGTTAATCATATGAAAATCCAACATCCAACTCAGGGTGAAATTTCATTTATTCCTTTTGACTATCAAGTTGAATTAATTGACAACTACAACAACCATCGCAATAGCATAAACATGCTTGGCAGGCAGATGGGAAAGACCACTGTTGCCGCAGGATACCTTCTATGGTATGCAATGTTTAAGCCAAACAGTACAATACTAGTTGCTGCACACAAGCAAGCCGGTGCAGGAGAAATTATGCAACGTATTCGTTTTGCGTATGAGTCAATACCAGATCATATTCGTGCTGGCGTAACAGAGTATAATAAAGGCTCAATTACGTTTGATACCGGATCAAGAATTGTTAGCACAACAACTACTGAAAATTCCGGCCGAGGAATGTCACTTACGTTGGTATACTTAGACGAGTTTGCATTTGTGCCACCACGCATAGCAAAAGAGTTTTGGACAGCATTATCACCAACACTAGCAACAGGTGGTAAATGTATTATTACGTCTACACCAAACAGTGACGAAGACCAATTTGCACTATTATGGAAAGAAGCCTTAAAGAAAACTGACGCATTTGGTATTACTATTCCAGGTGGACTTGGAGTTAATGGATTTAAAGAACTTTTAGCAACATGGGAAGAGCATCCGGATCGTGACGAGGTTTGGGCAAACCAAGAACGCGCTAAAATTGGCATTGAACGGTTTCGCCGAGAAAATGAATGCGAATTTATTATTTATGACGAAACGTTAATTAATCCAATACACTTGCTAGGCTTAGAAAACAAAAGACCAGTAAATACAATTGGCAATTCTCGATGGTTTGCAAAACCAGAAGCATCACATATATATTCTGTTAGTTTGGACCCAAGCGCCGGAACTGGTGGAGATAATGCAGCAATACAAGTCATGGACCTTACAGCCATGACACAAATTGGCGAGTGGTGTCACAATAAAACACCAGTTGAAGGCCAAATCCAAACACTAATGGGAATGTTAAATTATTTAAAGGAAAATGGATGCCAAGATATTTATTGGAGCGTGGAAAATAACACTATAGGTGAAGCGGCATTGGTAGTTATACGTGACACGGGTGAAGAGTCATTCCCAGGTGAATTTTTAAGTGAACCGAAAAAAGTTGCAGGGAAACGCGGCCGAAAAGGCTTCCATACAAGCAATAGAAGTAAAATGGAAGCATGTCTTACGTTAAAGCGATATGTAGAACAAAATAAAATTATATTACATAGTGAACCGCTTATATCAGAACTTAAATCGTTTGTTAAGACAGCGCACAGTTTTGCAGCAAAAGAAGGATCAATGGATGATTTGGTAATGAGTTTAGTACTCAATGTACGTATGATTAATTATATTAGTACGTTTGAAGACAGTATATATGATGCAGTAAACAGCAGTCTTGGTCTTAATTCAATTCGCAGTGAAGACGATGAGTGGGATAGTCCAATGCCAATCTTATAAAATAGATAAATAAGAGTATGAGCATAAACATTGGATTAGTAGCAGAACGAACATATAATTTACTTAAAGGGTTTGGTTACATTGTACAAAGCCATAACTTACAAGGTGAGGTTGTTATTGACCCTAGTGAGGCAACGCGTTTTATGGTTGATTCTCCAAACATTTTAGTTAGAATAGACCCATCAGACAAATCACTTACTCTTAACACAAGCGAAGATTTAAGTGATCCTCAATTACGCAAGTTACACAAAATGCTTAAACACTTAGCTCAGGATTATTTACTAAATTTTGATTACAATGTATTTGGCAGAACAATTAAACCACATGGCGAACGCCAAAACATAGCAAAAAACGCGGAGAAAGACATGGCTGATGTAATGGAAGCATTTAACAAAATGTTGAAACTTGCGGGCCTTGCTGAAGCAGATTTTGCCTTAGACGGTACAATGTCTCAAGGGAACGTAATAGATAGAAAAATCAAACCACAAGGCGAAAGCCAAAACATAGCGCAAAGCGCGGAGAAAGATATGGCAGATGCTATTGGGGAAATGAGACAGCTGGCTGGACTTCCGCCACTTAACGAACAAGAATCAACTGTCGATGAAGCAGCAGTTCAATCGGATATTAAAAAGGACAGCAAAATAAAAGTTACTGGAGTTAAGGGAATGAAATCCTCTCCATTCACTAAGAAATTTAAAAATATGGCAGCATATGACAAATGGTCAGAGTCAGATGCCGCAGATGATTTTTCTGTATCCCATGTTGAGAATCTAGATGAAAGCGTAATAGCAGAAGCTAAAGTTTGTGCTAAATGCGGCAAAGAAGATTGTCCGTGTCCAGAAGGTGAATGTACTTGTGAAGAAGAATCAGTTGAAGAAGGGAATAACATGGCAGATGTAATGGAAGCAAGCCTCAGTAAGATGACTGGCAGTGCAAAAACTAGCAAGCAACAATTAGAAAATGTTAAAATTGTAGTTAAGCATAAAAATGCAGTTAACGAAGAATCACGCGGTAGCAGAAGTCGAAACATCCATAGCATTTTTATAGAACGAGCAGGTGAGCGGTTTAAGATGCAAGAAAATAATTTGCAAGCAGCGCGGGCAATGGCCCGACACATATCAATGGGTGGTGAAATGCATGACTCTGTTGGCGTGGCTATTAACGAGATGGCTACAGAAAGTAAAAAAATGAAAGAATTTGTCCGTTACGTAAGTGTATCCAAACTAATCAACGAAGACAATGCAGCATATATGCAACTTGCTGTAGACCATATTAGTGAAATTAAAGGAAAATTTAAAAAATTAAGTGGCAGTAACACTTATAAGCAAATGGCTGAAAATATTCAAAATATAGAACCAAGCCCAATTTTAGAAGATAATGACGATATAGAATACATGTTTACTGAAACGCATTTTGATTCTAAAGTAGCAAATGTTATGAGTAATTTAACATCATTAAGCTATAAGAAAAAAGCATTTGAAACTTATATCAATACAGCTATTAAAAAGGAAAGCTTTGATAACTTAGCAACAACACTTCAGGAAAATGATGCTATTGAATTCACAACACCACATGCCCAACTTAGCCACCAAGTTTCACAACTAGGACACTCAGCAGTAGATGAACAGTTAGGTGCATACTTGCACAATGTAAGCTCTAAAATAAACAATGGCGGTGGGTTATCACAACACGAATATAGCACCATTAAAAGTTGCTTATCGGTAGCAAGTGGTAAGACAGGTGCACCGGAACCAATACAAAGTGTGACAGAGTCATATGAGGCATTTTTTGCCCAATATGATTGTTAAAATAGTACAGAAAAGATAAATAAAATTGTTAGAAGATGATTGACATTTTCTAACAATAGTAGTATAATAGGCACAGTGATAAAGTTATTGATTTAACGGTTATCACAAAACATGGCATAACAAAAAAAACAAATAATAATAATAATATGGAGCAGTACAAACATGGCATCTTTAGCAGAAATGCGAGCAAAACTCGCAGCAATGGAACCACAGAAAGGTGGTGACAAAAAAGGCAATACCCAAGACAACGCAATATATCCGTTCTGGAATATAGACGACGAAACAACTGATACAATCCGATTCCTTCCCGATTTAGACACAGAAAATACATTTTTCTGGGCTCCTCGTGAAATGATTAGACTTACCTTTGCAGGAGTTAAAGGCGCAGACGAACATAAACCGGTTACAGTACAAGTTCCTTGTATGGAAATGTGGCCTGGTGAAACTTGTCCAGTGCATGCCGAAATACGTCCTTGGTTTGATGATCCTTCTATGGAAGAAAAGGCACGCAGTTACTGGAAAAAACGTTCGTATATATTTCAAGGTTTTGTAACAGACAGCAACTTGAAAGAAGATGCTCCTGAAAATCCAATCCGCCGTTTTGTTATCGGTCCTCAGATTTTTAATATCATTAAACGTGCTATTATGGATCCTGATATGGAAAACTCACCAACTGATTACTTAGCTGGTACAGATTTCAAATTAGCAAAAACCTCAAAAGGTAAATACTCTGATTATACATCTAGCTCGTGGGCTCGTAGAGAAACCTCACTTAGCGAAGACCAAGTTGCTGCTATACAAAAGTATAACTTAAATAATTTAAGTGATTATTTACCTGCTAAGCCAACACCTGACGGCGTTCGAGCAATTGCTGAAATGTTTGAAGCAAGCGTGGATGGTGAACTTTATGACGTAGAAAAGTGGGGACAGTTTTTCCGCCCATGGGGTGTAGATAAGCCTCAAGGACAAGCTGCAACCAGAACGCCTGTACAAGAGTCAGTAGCTGCAAGTATACCTGTTACAGCAACATCTACTGCTACTGTAGCAGATGCGAGCTCTAGCAATATACCCTTTGGTGACGATGTTAAGACAGCAGAGGCAGCTACTACGCCAAAAGATGATACTGATAAACATGCAGCTATCATGGATCTAATAAAAAACCGCCAAGCTAACTCATAAGGATACAATATGAAACCTTATGATTTAACAAAGTTCAGAACTGGTTTGACTAAGAGCATCCAAGGTATTAGTGCTGGATTTCATGACCCTAAAGATTGGATTAGCACTGGAAATTATACACTTAATTACTTAATTAGTGGCGACTTCTATAAAGGAATTCCCATGGGTAAGGTTAGTGTGTTCGCTGGCGAATCAGGTTCTGGAAAGAGCTTTATTTGTTCCGGTAACATCATTAAGAATGCACAAGATTTAGGCTGTCAAGTAGTATTATTTGATAGTGAAAATGCATTAGATGAAAATTGGCTGCACGCGCTTGGTGTAGATACTACACCAGAAAAACTGTTGAAAATTAATGTTAGTATGATTGATGACGTAGCTAAAACTATGGCAGATTTTACTAAAGAATATAAAGCAGCATACGGTGAATTGGCATATGAGGACATGCCAAAGATGGTATTTGTGGTTGATAGCTTAGGTATGTTATTGACTCCTACAGACGAGGCACAGTTTGAAAGAGGTGACATGAAGGGCGATATGGGACGTAAACCAAAGGCATTAACTGCTTTAGTTCGCAACACTGTTAACCGCATTGCACCGTATCCAATTGCGCTAATTGCAACAAATCACACATACGCATCACAAGACATGTTCGACCCAGACGATAAAATCTCGGGTGGACAAGGATTTATATATGCATCAAGTATTGTGGTTGCAATGCAAAAGCGTAAACTTAAGTTAGACGCTGATGGTAACAAAGTATCAACAGTACAAGGTATTCGAGCTGCATGTAAAGTAATGAAAACACGATACAGTAAGCCGTTTGAATCAGTAGAGGTACAAATACCATACGAGTCAGGCATGAGTCCATACAGTGGACTAATTGATATGTTTGAGAAGCGTGGCGTTCTTACTAAATCTGGAAATAGCCTTGAATACGTGTCGCCTGTAACTGGTGAAGTTATTAAAGCGTTTAGGAAAAAATGGACTGATGAAAGACTTGATGTAGTAATGTCAGAATGGAATCATGTTCCTGAAGTTGTAGATGAAGAGTTAGTTGACCCAATTGAAGTTGATACTGATGAAGTATTGGAGGAAAATGACGATGAATAATGATATAGCATTTCTACATGATACTTGGGACAGTGTTAAGCCATTTGTTTCCAAGAAAGAACGGCTTAGTGCTGCTGAAGCAATAGTGCGCGTATTTGATGAAAACATCGATATTAGTTCTGCAGAAGACCACATAAATGAATTTGACACGCAGCTTAAGGCCGCACTTGTTAGTCATTTGGATATTGGGTTTGATGAAGACGACGAAGAAGATGATAATGAATACGCGGAGTACTAACTATGAGGTCTTGGTATAGCAGGGTTGTAGATGATGTTACAAACATTATCGACTGTGTGGCTCATTTTGAAAATGAGTTATTAGATGCCAAGAGTGAAGTCAAGATAAAGGGCAGCCTGGAAAAAGCCAGTGCTGCCCTTCCTGGCATTACTGAGCACCGATTTAACCAATTACAAGAAGTTGAAGCGATTCTTGAACATTTAAATATTGACCTACGCCAAGAACGAAGTAAAACTTTTAGGAAGTTCCTTGAGCATTACAACAGACAGCTATCAAGCAGAGATGCAGAAAAGTATGTTGACGGTGAGGCTAGTGTTATTAGTCTTACACGATTAACAAATCAATTCAGTTTACTACGTAACCAATATCTTGGAATACTTAAGGGCTTAGACGTAAAACAATGGCAAATTGGTCATATTACTAAACTTCGAACAGCTGGAATGGAAGACATTATAATAGATTGATTTCATTGACAAAATTAGATATTACTGTATAATAAAAATAAAAAATATGAAAGCAACATTAGAAATTCGTGACGAAGTTAATATCAAGTTTATTGGCTTAGACGTACACACAAGAAGAAAAATATCTGACAAACTAAAATTCTTCCTTCCTCAAGCAACACACATGCCAGCGTTTAAATTAGGACGCTGGGATGGGTGTGTCCGATTTTGTGACCTTGCAGGAAGGTCCTATTTGAATTTGTTAGATCGTATCTTGCCTATCATAACAAATGCAGGATATGAAATTGAAATAGACGATCATAGACATCCTTGGAACTTTAACTTTACAGAAGTCAGTGCTGATTTATTTAAAGGAAAGACTTGGCCTAAAGGGCACCGGTTTGAAGGCGACCCTGTTGTCTTGCGTGATTATCAGGTTGAAATAATAAACAAATTTATCACTGATCCACAGTGCATACAACAAATTGCAACTGGTGCCGGTAAAACACTTATAACTGCTGCACTTAGTTATATGTGTGAATCTTATGGTCGAACTATTGTAATAGTGCCGAACAAAGATTTGGTGGTGCAAACAGAGGAAGACTATGTAAATCTTGGATTAGATGTTGGCGTTTACTATGGTGACAGAAAGGAGTATAACAAAACTCACACTATTTGTACTTGGCAAAGCCTGTCAATTTTAGAGAAAGCATCTAAACAATATTTAGCGGCAATATCTGAACTAGACGACACAGCGCAAGCTGAAATAAAACTGTCTGGTTATTGTTGGTGCTGTGAGCAAGAGTTACCAACACATAAACATAATTGTGTTGTTGGTAATGGCGACATACATGCATTTATTAAAGATGTGGTTTGTATAATGGTAGATGAAGTACATAAAGCAAAGGCTGATGTACTTCGAGACATGTTAGGCGGTATATTTAGTAACTGTCCTATACGATGGGGACTAACAGGCACTGTTCCGAAAGATCCACATGAGGAAGCAGCATGCATATCATGTATCGGGCCAGTAACTGGACAGTTAAGTAGTAAGGAGCTTCAAGACATGGGCATCTTAGCTGACTTAGATATTGATATATTCCAAATGCAGGATGGCGAAATGGGCTTTAAGAGTTACGCACAGGAGCTTAAATGGTTAGTTACTGATGAAAAACGAATAAAGCACATTAGCACCATTATTGCTGGATTGGCTGAGCATGGCAACACTTTGGTATTGATTGATAGAATTGCTACGGGTGAATTACTAGCAGAACTAAATGAGGAATGGGTGTTTGTATCAGGAGCAACGAAGCAAGCTAAAAGAAAAGCTGAATATGACCAAATTGCAGAAACTGATAATAAAGTTGTCGTAGCAACTTATGGCGTAGCAGCAGTTGGTTTAAATATACCTAGAATATTTAACTTAGTATTAATTGAGCCAGGTAAAAGTTTTGTTCGAGTAATACAAAGTATAGGGCGTGGAGTAAGAAAAGCAAACGACAAAGATTACCTTCATGTTGTGGACTTAACAAGTAATTTGAAGTACAGTAAGAAGCATTTAACAACGAGAAAACAGTATTATAAAGAACAAGAATTTAGACATAAAGTAACAAAAATAAAATATAAATAAGGAAAGAAAATGCCAACAATAACAATAAGCAAAGATCTTGCAGAAAGAATAGAACAAAAAAGCTCAGGGTACAATATCAATGATCGACAATATAATAATCTTCGTTATGGTGATAGCGAAACTTGGTGGGAGGAGATGCTTGACGCTCACAATGCACTTGTGGCTATAAACCTAGATATTAAAGCAGGATTAAAAGCAGCATTAAAGGAAACAATTGATTAATGAAAATTTTAACAGTTAATAACGACGTGTATGACTTAGACTCAGTTCCTAATGAAATAGACGACATAAGATACTGTGTCTTTGACGCTGGTGATCCTACTTATATGGATTATTACTTTTTACCCCTTATATTTTTAGAAAGTTTCCACTCACCTGCTATATGTTTAACTATTGGCGAATATAAAATTCAAATGCCAATGGATTGGAGTATCGTAACAAGTGATGAAGATTTCAGCACAATTGAAGTATTGCCACTAGCAAGCTTAAATAATAGAGGCTTTATAGCGCCATTGTTTAACCCTCTTCGCAATGCGATACCTGATGCTGCTGAATTACAAATTACAAACATTTACCAAGATGTAAAATGGTACTTTCCTAAACTTAAAAATGGCCATGTATTAGTTGTGCCATTAGAAGACAAACCAGAACCAAAGTGTGCCTTGTTTGTTAAAGATCTTAATAAAGTAAAAGACATAGATTTCGCAGACTTATTATAGGAACACACATGGCTAAAAAAATACCAGCAATTGCACTAAAAGACATAATGTATGCAATTGACAAAAAAGACAAAAAGTATTATAGTAAGCTGACTGATGAACAAAAGAAAGCATTTAGCGCATGGATGATGATGCGTTATGCGAGTAGTGTACAAGGTGAAGCACAAGTAAAAAGTCATTACATTTATATGGTAAACGAACTTGTTAACAAGCACTTTTCCGATGTCTCTGGGCATCCTGAATTGCAATGGTTATTACTAAGTGTATGTGGTATTGGTAGCATGCAATACCACCCATTCGTAAAACCACCCAATGCACGCAAAAAGAAAAACAAAGTAGGCGAATTCATAAGTAAAATATATCCACATTACAAGCAAGACGAGCTAGACTTAATTATGGAACTTAATAGTAAAGATGATTTAAAACAACTAGCAATTGATACTGGTTACTCCGACAAAGAAATTAAGGATATATTTGGAAAATGAAACCATATACATTACCATCTGGAAAAGCAGCAGTTAACTTTGGTGATTGGGATGGAAAGGAATATACATATCCACAAAAGCGAAAAGATTTGGAAAAAGCTTTAATGGAATCTTTAGATTTACTAGCAATACTCACTGAGAAATCAGAAAATGAAACCAAAGCTATCCATGAAAAAAATGATAGATAATTCAAACAAGTGCAAGTGGTGTTTAAAATCGTTTCAATCTGAACGAACCATGAGCGTGCATATGTGCCCCAAGAAACGTAGGTGGGCAGATAAAGATATAAAACACATACAACTTGGTTATCGTGTATTTCAAAAATTTTATGAAATAAATACTATGGCATCAAAGCCAAAGACACTAGAAGATTTTATACGTAGCAATTATTATGAAGGGTTTATTAAATTTGGTAGGGCATGTATTCGCAATGAATACTTAGCACCAGATTTATTTGCTGAATGGTTAATTAGGAATGCTAAAAAATTAGCCGATTGGCACAAGGATGCATTATATGATGAATTTTTATTAGGGTATGTTAGAAAGGAATCTGGTATACGTGCGCTAGAACGCGGTATTCTTTATCTTAGTGAGTGGGCAGAGGAAACAGGTAACCCGTGGGATGAGTATTTTATAAAGGTAACAACACCAAGAGCAATACATGATATCCGCGCAGCGAAAATATCTCCATGGTTGTTATATTTAAGTGTAACTGGTGATGAATTACTTACTAGGTTAGGCGATGAGCAGGTTAATATGATACAACACGTAATCGATGCTAAATTTTGGATGGCGCTATTTTCTAAAAATAAAGAAGAAGTACGGGAAGTTAAAATGATATTGGCAGCAGCCGGACTATGAAAATTAATTTTGATGTAGACATTGATATGGCTAACAGGGACGATTTTTTAAAATTAATAAACCATACACCTGCTAGTATTGAAAAAGATGAAAGACTTACAAAACACAACACTGGTGTGTATTTCCAAGACGTACCATTCCTACCCATGGAAGGATATAGCAGTATTGGGCACAAAGAAGCTGAAAAAGATGAATGGTTTAAGGTAGACTTTTTAAATAACACAGTATATCAAGATGTTAAAAATGAAGCCCACTTGGATAAATTAATTAGTATTGAACCAATGTGGTCATTATTGGACTATGAGGATATCGTAGAGCAATTGTACCACATTAATGGTCATTTTGAAATTGTTACACAATATAAGCCAACAAGTATTGAAGAATTAGCAATGGTCTTAGCTGTAATCAGACCAGGAAAACGACACTTATTGGGCCGTACTTTTACTGAAATGGCTGATAGTATATGGACTGCTACTTTAGACGGTAGCTATTATTTTAAACACAGCCATGCAATAGCATATGCATCAGTTATTGTTGTACAGTTAAATTTACTTTTAGAACAATCTACAATACCTTCCGTATTAGCTGAAACCCACGCCTCTTAATCCGTTTTTTCAACATGTCCTGCATTGTAGTCATTGGACCAAATAAGTGTTCTACATTTTTCATCATAAATGTTGACTGGAACTTCTTAAATAGCTGCATCTCATGATGTAAAAAGATATCAATTGGCATAAGCCTATTGCTTTCATTCCACCATAAGTCACCAAGTGAAATCAGCTCTTCTCTCATTCCAGGAGTTGGTATTTTTTCCAAATCATAAAATGTAAGTATTGTTTTGTCGTAGTTTATAACTATGCCGTAGTGTGTTGACTCGCTATAATTGAGTCCTGTAATAAATGGAAATTGTTCTTGGTTTATTTCATGCATAGTGTTATTTATAACGATACATAAACACACCAGTTAGATTTATGGTGATTTCTGCTAAATAGTAGTATGCAAACCGGTGATACTAGATTATTTTTATACGACAATACTGTGGAACTTGTTATTACAACAACCAGCCTAAGCGTGAGCAACCTACCTATGAATCATAGAAAATTACAGGCCCACAAGGGCTTAACCAATACAATCATATTTAATATTAGAAATCGAGATAGGAATTTACAGAATGTGTTTACTGACGTATTAACTGCATACTTTATAAACCCCACTACTAAGACACGTTTATTTACTAAATTATTAGAACATACAAGTGACATAGGAATCTCCAAATTGGTACTAGAAACTGGAGATATACAAAATATTGACCCAGGACTGTATCGCATGTACGTAGCTCGCACTGGGATAGATGGAAATGAGTCACCAGTTTACTCAAATCAAAATAATGGTGTAGCATTTGATATAGAAATAAGTGAAGAAGCAGAGTATGAACCAATTGCAACACAAGAGGATAGCACATTTACTAATGTTGGTGCAAATGTTAATTCTTCATCAGCTCTTTTTGGTAATCTTGATCGTAATTTTACTAACGCACAACATACTTTAGGAATTTATACAACAACATATACCGGTAATATAATAGTGCAAGGTAGTTGTGTGGAAAATACACCAAATTTAGACGATGCAAGTGTTGACTGGTTTGTTATTGAAACTATTCCACTTGCAAACGTGTCTGGCATTACACATCTTACGTTCCAAATGAATCTAAACTGGGTCCGAATACTTGAATATCCTGACAACAATAATAGCATTGTTAGTAATTTCATGCTCCGTAATTAATTGACAAATAATAGAAATGCTGTATAATGTAGCATGTCTATAGAATCCATTGTTGAACATACCCACAGGCTGTTACTTGATAACCTTCCGGCTAGAACAAAGCATACTCCTAGCGGTTGGGCTATCTTTAATTGCCCTATCTGTTCAGATAAACGCCAACGTGCAGGCATTATAAAAAGCAGTGCAAAGATTAGTTTTAATTGTTTTAATTGTCATTTTAAAACTGGTTGGGCACCAGGACCAGTATTAGGCGACAAATACCGAGTTCTTGCACTAGCCTTAGGCGCAACAGATGCTGACGTACACGCCGTAAAAATAGAACTGTTAAAAGAGTCTGATATATTTGAAAATGATTTTCCAACTAATAAGGAATATGTATTTAAGTCTTCCAAGTTTAAAATTTTAGACTTACCAGAAAACACATCAATGATAGAAGACTTGCCAGACAACCACGCTGTCAAGCAATATGCAATAGAAAGGGGAATATTAGGGTTATATCCATTATTGCATGTGAATGATGTAAAGAATAGAAAACGAGTAACAGTACCTTATACTTATAATGGCGAGTTAGTAGGGTGGACTGGTAGACACGTTAGTCCACCAAATAAAGAAACAGCAAAATACATACAAAGTGTACAAACAGGATATGTATTTAATATGGACAGGTTCGACAACCACAAGCGCCAAATAGTAATAGTGGTGGAAGGAGTATTTGATGCTATTCTGATTGATGGTGTTAGTGTGTTAGGAAACACAATGTCTCCTGAACAAATACACATGATTAATAAATTAGACAAACGGGTAATCTTATGCCCAGATAGAGATAAAGCAGGTAAATCCCTAATAGAACAAGCAGCTGAAGCAGACTGGGAAGTTAGCTTTCCGCCATGGCATAGCAAGTGTAAAGATGCAGCTGATGCTGTTGCCAGATATGGAAGAATGCTAACAATTGAATCGATAATTAAGTATGCAACGGCAAATAAAACAAAAATAAAAGTAAAAACAAGGATGATGGATATTGGGAACTGAAACAGATATAAAAGATTATACGAACGAAGTGCAGGAGTTATTTTTAAGATTTTTAATAAGTGATCCTGGACTATTTGCTAGGGTACAAAATATTGTTGAGCCTGAATATTTTAATAGGAAATATCAAAGTGCAGTAACTCTGCTTAATAACCACAGTACAAATCATAATGCAATTCCTACCCCTGAGCAAATAAAAGCAACAACAGGTATAGAATTAATCCCAATACCAAACATTACACCAGACCACCATAATTGGTTTTTAAACGAATTTGAAACATTTTGTAGACATAAAGCCCTTGCGGCAGCAGTAGTAGTAAGTACTGATTTACTTGAAACCCAAGATTATGGCGCGATTGAAGACATTATTAAAGCTGCCAGTCAAATTGGACTAGTAAAAGACTTAGGCATAGATTATTTTGAAAATCCTAAAGAACGATTAGAATGGATTAAGTCACAAGCAGGTGGCGTTAGTACTGGCTGGAAAGCAATAGATCATAAGCTGTATGGTGGATTAAATCGAGGAGAGCTTACGATATTTTGTGGTGGTTCTGGTGCTGGTAAAAGTTTGTTTTTACAAAACTTTGCAGTCAATTGGGCACTTGCAGGAATGAATGTTGTATACATTAGTTTAGAATTAAGTGAACAACTAATTTCTCTTAGATTGGATTCTATGATTAGTGAGTATAGCACCAAGGAAGTTATGCGTAACATTGATGACGTTGACTTAAAGGTTAGAATGAAAGCTAAAGGGTCGGGCAAATTGCGTGTTAAACAAATGCCAAATGGCATAACTGCAAACGACATAAGAGTCTTTTTGCGGGAATACGAAATTCAAATAGGTGAAAAGGTAGATTGCTTATTGGTAGATTACTTAGACTTAATGAGTCCAATTAATTCTAAAGTTTCTCCTAGTGACTTGTATATTAAAGACAAATACGTATCAGAAGAACTACGAAATTTATCCATTGAACGTAACTTGTTATTTGTAACAGCATCACAGTTAAACAGAGGAGCAGTAGAAGAAGTTGAATTCGACCATAGTCACATTGCTGGTGGTTTAAGTAAAATACAAACCGCTGATAATGTGATAGGTATTTTTACAAGTAATGCAATGCGTGAACGTGGTAGATACCAAATACAATTTATGAAAACCCGTAGTAGTGCTGGTGTAGGGTCAAAAGTAGATTTAAAATTTAATCCTGATACGTTACGTATTATGGATCTTGACGAAAATGATGAAGATGCACTAACAGTAACAACTAATAGTTTAGTTGATCAATTAAAGCGCAATGGGTCTATTAAGACAGAATCACCAGAAGCTGCTGATACAGTTAAAGCAGCACTAAACATGCGAGATTTCTTGAAAAAGACTGACTTTTGATTAGTACTAAACGATAAATAGTATTAATATTTAGGAGCTTACTGTGCGCAAATCCCGTAGTATCATAGAGGAATTAAACCTCATTTCGGCCGATCGTGATCGCAATCATGTTGTAGGAAATCGAGGTGAACACTTAATACAGAGCATTATCCATTTGGTGGAAAATATTGAGAAATATTATGATGCAGACACAGCAAAAGACTTAACAAACAGAATAGTTAATAGCATTAGGGCTAAAGATCCACAAAAATTTAATCGAGGCATCCGCAAAGTTATAAAAGAATCATTAAAGGACCAAAATGAAGATTAATGAAATTACTTCTCCAAAAGTACCCAAAGATGGTACATCTGTAAAGCCTAGCAATACAATATTTGTGTTCCGTGGGAATCAATGGATTAATAAACAAACAAAACAGCCAGCAGCTGGACTAGAACTAGTACAAGCTTGGGGAGAATACACCAATCCAGGAAGTAATGCATCAAAACAAAGCACAATGAGCAAACTTGGAAATAAGATTGCTGGAAAGTATGGCCAAGCTACGCGTAACGACCCAACTAAGTCAACCTTCCAGAAGATAGGTGGGACACTTGGGTCAGCAATTGGTGGTGCGATTGGCCGCAGAAAAGACAATAAAGCAACAGCAACCCAACCTCCAGCTCGACAGTCAACAAAACCTAGTATAGACTATAGCACATCACCAAAATCTAGGGGTGTTACGCCAACAAGAAAGCAACCAACAGCCCCAGTGCGTCCGCCGAGCAATGACTGGGAAACCGGATATGGTGCTGATGGTACCGGATCTGCCCCACCAAAAGCAAGAGGCGGTAAAGTTGCAGGTAAACTTAGTACAACTAACAATGCAGTACGAAAAAGAAAAAATCGTGCTGATAAAAAGAATAAAGCAAAACTAGCAGAGCTATAATGAAATTAAGTCAGTTTTTTAAATCAAAAGCATTGTATGAGGGCGGGGCAGCGACCGGCGCTGGCGCAATTCACATTGATGAAATTGATCCAACATTGGATTACTTAGAAAAGCTGCTACATGTTGACTTAAAGAACAACGTTCTAGGGTCAGTCGGAAAAAAGGAGTTTTCAGGCGATATGGATGTCGCACTTAATATTACTAAAGAAGAAATTCCGGCATTTATTGAAAAACTTAATACAATGCCAGAAATTTTAGATGTGGTACAAACATCAGTTATTATAACTAAGGTAAAAATTGCAAATTATGACAAATCGATTGAAACTGATAAGCCCAGAACTGGGTATGTGCAGTTAGATTTTATGCCTGGTGACCCTTCTTGGTTAAAAACATATTTTCATTCACCAAGCGACACAGATAGTAAATATAAAGGGGTATACCGAAACATACTATTAGCAGAAGTAGCAGCCCACTATGAAAGTGTATCCACTGGTGAAGAATTATCTGACGGTAGGCCTCAAAAATTAGAAAGATTTGTGTGGAGCCCAGTGCATGGATTAGTTCGTGTAGTAAGGACACCAGCATTAAGCAAGTCAGGTGATAAGTATCTTAAGAAAAACAATTCTGCAATAGTAGATGGTCCTTGGAAGTCACCAGAAGACATTATTAGAGTATTAAATTTGGGAGAAATTGCGGCACTAGACAGTTTTGAATCACTGTTATCAGCAATTGTTAGAAATTATGACCCTAGCTTAGTAGATGCAATATTAAGTAAAATGGCACATTCGTCCAATGTTAGAAAGATGGGCGTTCCTGATGAGTTAATACATTATATAACAGGTGAGTAATGAAATTACATGAATTTTATGTTAAGATTGTTGAATCTAAAGTTGGAAGAGAATACCAACACTTAGAAGACCTTGTTTTCGTAGACGGCAGTGCTGGCGCATTACGGGCAGCCGATGTATTAGACGGATTAGCAAATGATTCGAGTGATGTTGCTATCAAGTGGGATGGTAGTCCAACAATATATTGGGGGCGGGAACCAGACGGTACCTTTGTTTTAGTAGGAAAAAACGGTTGGGGTAAAAATATGAGTACTTCAGCACAGGACTTATCGTCATTCATACAAAATACAGGAAAGGGTGAAGATTGGCGAGCTCGTTTCGGTAAAGAAATGGGAATCGTGTTTGACATCATGGAATCTGCAACACCTAAAAACTTCCGAGGATACGTTTATGGCGATTTATTATTTCATCCTGGAAAGCCTCAAGCCATAATTGGTAATATTGTTAAATTTACACCAAATCATGTTACATATACTGTTAAAATTGATGGAAACAATATAGGCACTAAAATGGCAGATGCGGAAGTATGTGTAGTAGTACATACAGTTCATGATGCATTTGGTAGCAAGGATGGAACGCCGTTATCTGACGTAACACTGTTCGACAGTCCAAATGTTGTAGTATTAGGGCAAACTTATGTACAACACCAGCCAAAATTACAAATAAATACATCAGCTGATATTAGAAAGTACATAGCCATTCACGAAAAAGATATTGATGCGTTTTTAGCTCCGGTCAAGGGACTAAGCGACATGAAGAACATTATTTATACATACGTAAATCAATCCAGCAAAGCCAAAACACTTGATAACCTAGAGAATGGATTTTTTGACTGGTTAACAACATCCAAAGTAAGCACCAACAAACAAGCTAAAATAAAAATTATGCACGATGAGCTGCCAAATGCAATATCATCAATATTTTTATTAATCAAACAAATAATGAATGCAAAAAACGACATAATAGCACAACTAGATGCAGCAGAAGCAGATGTAACTGCAACAACTGGTAACGAAAGTGGAGGTGAAGGGTTTGTTGCCCAAAACTCCAAAATAAAATTGGTGCCTAGACACAGATGGCAACCAAATTGGACACCAAACTAAATGGAATTACAATTAATTAATCAAGAAATATGTGAGTCTCGGTTATATCGCACTACTAATAGTTTAGCTAAACTTGACGGCAATGATGTTGCTAATTTAACATATCTTAACACGTTAGCTATATATTTAATGTTACAAGACGACCAAACGTACGAATTTGCAAAGAATCATGCTAAAAAAACAACACAATACGGTTCATATAACAACTTTAAAACTGTAGGCACGGACTTATACATGCTGTGCTATATGTTGACTAACATTCATACTAACGAAGTCACGTTACGCAACCATACATCCAGTGTGAAGTTTTTGCGGACACTAAGTTTTGACTTCACCCGCCATTTAATTTTTATGCGTATAATGGGACGTAAGGAAGGCAAGAAGTCAATAGCAAGCAGTTTCTTTTTAAGACTTGAATCTCAGTTAAAAATTAAAGAGTCAAATTATAAACAATATAGACGAGACATTGCTGACTGGAGAAAACTAAACGATGCATCTAAGCAGCGACTGCTCAATATGCTTATTATGGATATCAGGAAAATAGCAATGATTGGTGAAGTTATTAATCCACTTAATAGCTTATTACATCGTAGCAAATTGTCTGAAGGAGCTGATAATATTGACCACACAAATGGTACTTATAGTTCAGCGTGGCTTTCTAGCGAGTCAACAACAGAAATTCAAAAATGGTGCAAGGAAAATGGTATTGCTATAAGTACTGAAGAACGTATGCACTGTACTATCATCTATAGTGAAAAACCAGTAACTAGTCTTGTAAAATTTAACAATAAGCGTATAAATATTGTGGCTACTATTACCAAATGGGACATTTTTGGAGAGGATAATGATTATTTAGTATTAAAAGTTAAGCATCCCGAGTTAGATAAGTGGAATAGCTTAATGATGAATGCAGGGGCCATAAGTGATTACGACGAATACCAATCGCATGTAACGATCAATAATGAATATACTGGTAAACTGCCTGATACGCTCCCAAATTTTAAATTAACATTTGATACTATAGAAGTAACCCCGCTTGATGCTGACGATGACAATGACGATGATCTTGATGAAAGCAATACATCAGTTAGTCTACAAAATATTACAGAATTTTGGTCTAAAACCGATAAATAAGAGTAACTAGCACAGACGCTCAAACGATTTTGAAAATTTAAATGACACAACAAAAAGAAAACGGTGGTGGTATATACGCAATCGTGGATTCAGGTCAACTTGACGCAGCTTCATTACAAGCACAATTGCGCGCAAATGGCGTTGATACTGTTGGCAATGGCAACGACTTTAGTGCAGCAACAGTAACGTTAGGAACATCAATAGTTAATATCTCAATTTAATCATGATGTAATGTCATGATTTTTGATTGAAATGATAAATAAGTGTAACAGAAAGGCTTAAGGGCCTTATACAGATTTAGGAGATTTAAATCATGGCACAAGATAGAGTAAATGGTACGGTTGTTGCCGACGCCAATCAAGGATACCAACCAGTAGTAATTAAAGCAGCAGCAACAGGCGGATTTTTAGTTGACACAGTTGCAGGTGACGGCGAAATTGTTAAGAAAGGCTACTCAAAAGCAGTTGAAGTATTGCAAACATTTGGTTCAACTGTTTGGGTTGGCGGGCAAGATGACGATTCATTCACATGCATTGTTGACGGCGCAACGGTTAACCGTAGCACAGCAGCAGATTTTGCAGAATTAGTAACCGCACTCCAAGGTGTAGTTGATGCTGGTACTGTAGAAGTAACTTCAAGTTCAACATTGAATGGTGATGGTACGTTTACATACGCATAAGCTAGTATAGCTAGTAAGAAGCCCGACTTTGTTGTCGGGTTTTTTTTGATTCCGTTTTCTATAATTCCGATAAATAGTAATAACGATTTAGAGATAACACCATGACTATACCGAATAGAGCAGGCGCAATGGGTAGCACTGAAGTATTAACGGGAAATTTAGAATTTTTTACTTTATATACTACATTGGATATTACTAGTACTGGAGATTATACAAACAATTCCCAGAAGGATTTTGAAGCAGTAGTTCAAGTAATTGGATTACGTGCTATGCCAGTATTGCAAAATGTGCCGGTTTTTTTAACTGGTGGAGCAGACGATGCATTAGAAATTTTTGGATCACCAACGTTAACGGGAGCAGGATGGATTTTTAAATTTGCCCTAGAACGTGCATTTGTTCACACAATTGATACACTTACTGCTGAATTAGACGGCATTGTTTTAAATGATGGAACTATACAAACTAGCAGTGGTGGCATAAACATGGAATTCACTAAACAAGATTTACTTTAATATACATCAAATAACACAAATACTTTTGGCACTAATATTGCCAAAAACAAAATAACGGGAATTAAATAATGTCAACTTCAAAGATACCAAAAGAAATACCTAGACAAGAATTATATACTGACACAGTTGAAGCTCATATTATTGCCGATATGCTACGCATTGAAAGCATTACAACTGAACTTAAAGAATTTAAAGTTGACACAAAGGATCGACTAAATAAAATTGAAGGTTGGATAATTGGAATTGTTGGCATAACAGTTACTACACTTTTAGCAACACTTGGGTCAATTTTATTTAAAGTAGTTTCGTGAAATTAGAAGATATATTTGAAGAACGAGTTACTGAAACCCGATTAGTTTGGAAAAAATCTGGAAATAAGGTGAAACGGGCATATAGATGTACTAGTGGTCCACGCAAAGGCCGAGTAGTTGGTTCAGCTGCTCAATGCAGTAAACCAATTGATATTAAGAAACGATTTAATTTTAAAAAAACAAAGGCTAGACTTGGAAATAGAATGGTGCGCAAATCAAAACGTACGAAACGGATGAATCCTGCTAGCAAAAGATTAAGGATGCTGAATAAGCGATAAAGATTATGAGAGTAACAGACCTAAATGAATATGGATTAACAAGTGGTGCTCCTACGCCTGTAGGACAACAGACACACGCCACTACAGCAAAACAAACAGCATCAGCTCCCGTATTGCAGCCTGGCACCACTCCAGCACAAAAAGCTCCACCAGCAATAGATAAAACTCAACAACAAGCAAAGCCCACTATAGCAAAAGCTAAGGAGTTAGAGGTGGATTTTGAATTTCCTGATAAAAACGGCAATCTAATTAAGGTCGTAACACCAAGTACAGGAAATAAAAATAAAGGTGTAGTTGTACAAAATCAAAAAACTAAGGAATTTTATACCTTAGAACCAAATGATAATGTTTTATTACCACAAGTAGAAATGGAAGAAGATGCTTTTTCAAATTCACTTAAGCATGTTACTGGTAAGCGAGGGAAAAAATTACGCACAAGTCGAAAAGGACATAGACATCTTAACTTTGGCCGGTCGTCAAAGAAAATGAAAAAATTAATGCGCAAAAAGAGACTAGGAAGCAATCCAATTTTTGAAATTACAGTGGATGACCCAAATGAAATGGAAGAAGTAATTAATCAACCAATTTATTGTAGTTTTGAAGCTGAATTTATATGGCACGATCTTCCTGGATCAGAAAATTACGATGAAGAAATAGCTCAACGAGCTGTTGCAGAGGAAATAAACAACTGGGTAATAGAGCATAGCATAGTTAAAAGCATAAAAGCCGGAGATTTTTATCAAGGAGACGTGGAACCTGATCAAAATTACTGGCGCGTCGAAGATGACCCATCATTGGAAAGCAACTCAGGAATAACCTCCGAAATTATATCACCAATGTATGCAACTCCAGCAACTATGATTGGAGAATTAGGAAGTTTATTAGAATTCTTTGAAACTCATGGTGTTGAGACTAATAACTCTACCAGTCTGCACGTTACTATGAGCTGGGCCCGGGACACTGTGGCAGTTGATAAATTAAAAATGGGACTGTTATTAGGCGATCGATACTTTCTTAAGCAATTTGAGAATGAAGATCCTAAAAGAATTAAATACGTAGAGCGGGCATTAGCGGCATTATATAAAAATATAAACAACCCACACGCATTGCATGCATTAGAAAAGGGATTATCTGACATAGCAGAGTCAGAAAAATTCAGTACTGTGCATTTTACAGGCAAAGAAAACGAGCTTAACAACCAACTAGTTGAATTCCGATTAGTTAGTGGTGACGATTACCATTTAAATTTTGGGAAAATAACAGATTTAATATCAAAATATTCTGTTGTTATTGCAGCAGGACACAATGATACTGCATATAATCAAGAATATATATTAGCAGTTGATGCAGCAATCCACGGCATACAAAAAGCAGCACCAATTGAAGTAGCAGCACCTAAGCGCCAACCACCTAAAGTTCCTAGTACATTTGATAACTTTAGTGATCGGCCTCTAGCAGAACAGTTGCGTATGTTAGATGGCATTGACGATAACAAACTAGAAGAAGCCTATAATATTTCTAAAATGCCACCAAAACTGGCAAAAAAAGTTAAAGAGAAAAAAGCGCAAACAGCAGCAATGTATGAAGGCGCCGTTCCAGACCTAACAACAGTACGACAAATTAAGAAAATTTTAGCATCCCCGTTATTGGGTGGTGACTTAAAAGGACAAATGGCTGCTTATATAGTAGTCCCAGATCCAACCATGGTTAAATCTTTTAGAGAAGCAATCGCAATGGGTGGAAAAAATTACGATTTACGTGACATATTTAAAGGCTTTGTACGCAATAACGTTCATCCTGAAATACTAAAAAACCTCAATGCATGAGAAGGAAAATATATGAAGATTAGTGAAATTTTAAACGAAATGGGAGTTGGCGGTGTTGCATCTGTAGCAATGCCAATGGGCGCAGTAGTACGTAGGGCTCCCGGTAGTCCGCCTAAACGAAAAAAGAAAAAGACACCTGAGGCAGAGCATGCAGGGTGTGCAACGTGCAACGGAAGTGGTATAGATAGTGCTGAAAATGCATGTAAAGCATGTGACGGTTCTGGACATAAACTTGAAGAGGCGACTGCATTTAAGGGTAAGTTAAATTTTACAGGTGACGATTTAAATCGCCTTGCTACAATTAGAGACTTAGGCGCCATGAAAGAAAAAGCAATGGCACTAATAGATAATCCTAAATCAGACTATCCAATGAAACCGGAAAAGATTGAACATTTTAAAAACGCGATGGAACGAATGAATTCACCAGACAAAGTAATCAAGTTAATGTACGATTTACTTTTAAGTGGAGAAGGCATGGGGGTAGTTGGCTCCAAAGGAAGTATGACCAAAAGCTCATACCGTGATAAGTTTGGTGAAGGCAAGGACAAGCCAAACTCAGTTAAGTTTAATCCTGTTGCAAAGCACATGAATACATTTAACAAAGCTTCTACAGAAACAGACAGGAAAAAAGCTTCTAAGCGTGGCGCAGTTAAACATAAAGGCAAAAGTATGGAGGAAGACGCTGCAAAAAAGATGTCAGGTCCAGCAGCTAGCATGTCAAGATCCGAAACTCAAGCCAATAAACGCAATACGTCAAAAAAACGCAGACAGGATGGAAAAAAAGTTAGAAGCGTGGAAGAGGACAAGGGTCCATGTTGGGACGATTACAAGCAAATTGGCATGAAAAAGAAAAGTGGCAAACAAGTTCCAAATTGTGTACCAGAAGCAAAAACAAAAAGTGTTCCCCATGCTAAGGCAAGTACTAAAGCACCGGCTCCTAAAAAACATAAAAGCGGCAATACGTCACCACACCCGATGCGTGGTAAATTCGTAGGCGGTGGAATGTAATGTCACAATACAGAATTACAGCAGCAGATGTTACTAAGGGTCCGGAACCTGATGACTGTTTGTTGTCTGAATCAGACACAGAGTTGGTACGTTCATTGGCTGCACCAACAAGTCAAATAGCGTTCGATCCTGGTAATCCTAAAAAATCACAATCAACCACTGAGGCTGAAGGTACATAATGATGAATCAAAAAGCTTACGTGCATATAGTAAGGTTAAGCATACTCGGAAATAACAAATGAGATATTACGAATTAAACGCAAAACCAAGAACAGAGAAAACATAATGAATGAAATGAGAAAGCTAATGGAAGCATTAGCTAAAATAGAAGAAATTGACGAAGCCGCAGTAGTAACAGAACTTGGCAATAACAATAATGTCCGTGTTAAACAATCTCAACCAAAGGCCAATGAGCAAGACTTCCATGGCTACAAAATACGTGTAGGAAATCAACCAGACGCAAATGGTAATTATAGAGCAATTGCATATTTGCCTGGAAAGGGAAATAAAGTAATAA